TTACGCCGCAGGGTGCTGCCGCGATACCGGGCCACGCCAAGATTGTAAGCAAAGTCGGCCATAGCACCAAGGGCTTTGGGGTAAGCAATCAAGCTCGGCGAAGCCTTCAAAACCCCTGCCAGATAGTTTGTCTGTAGCTCAGACAGCAACCACTCGTCCGCAATCTCCTTGGTGATCTCGGGATGCTCCATCGTCACCTTGGTGCCGTCTGGCTTGAAAACGGTCCCATATCCAATCGTTGGGTAGCCCGCTGGGCAGATGTACGGCTTCAGCCGCAGCCCTTCGAAGGGCCGACACAGAGCAGCAGCAATGTCTACCGCCTCACTTACTGGACCGCTCATACACCCGTCCGACAAACCAGAAGGAGATGATCATGTTGAAGACGGCGAGATCGTCTGCGCCCCACATCGTGACCAGCACCTCCTTCCAGTTTCCGTTTTGGTCCATGGCGATCAGGAAGGCAGCAATCTTCACAGAGGCGTACAGGGCCAGGAAGGAGTAGGTGACCATCGGGCGCACCAGCGCTGAGATCGCGGAGACAAACCACCCGGCATTCTTGGCGGTCTCGGACTGCTCCTTGAACGCCTGGGCCATCGTGTCCATCTCGGCCATCGTCATCTGCGCTTCGACCTGCCGCATGGCGATCTCACCACGGATCTTGGCAAACTCCATCTCGGCTTCAACCATGCGAAGCTCATGCGCCCGTTCATTCTTCTTGTCAAAGAGTTTGAACACCTCTGGCGCAAGGCGCAGGATACCCCCAAACAAACCACCGATTAGCGACTCAAACATCACTTAGCCCCTTTGATACGTTCGCGCTCTTCAAGCAGCCGGACCTTGACCTGAAGCTCGTTGATATGCGCCATCAGTTGCTCTTTGAGGATGGCACGCTTCTCAGCAGAGATTGGACTATCAGTTGGCACGCCGGTAGATGTGATGAGCGCAGGCATGGAACCTTCGATCTTGGTCAGACGCTCAGAGAAAGAGTTCACCTGCCCAAGAAGCCATGCCAAAGCCGCAACCACGATTGGTATGATGGCTTTTAGAGTGTCGGCCCAGGTCATAGGTCAGATCGTCACATTGCCCGTGATGGTCACGTTGCCCGGTATCGTACCGTTCGGCGACGGCGGTGGGGGTGGGGGTGGGGGTGGGGGTGGGGGTGGGGGTGGGGGTGTTGGTGTTGGTGGTGTTGGTGCTGGCGGGTCGGTGTGAATGGGATAATCCACCCACTGCGTCTCGCTCTGGCTCCACTTCCACACATAGCCCTCGACCGGCGCGGGCTCCACAGGCCGCACCACCCACCCAGGTGGGCACCACCAGACTGTTTCCTCGCCGGGTCCAGGCAGCGGAGGCTCAGGCACCTCCACCCAGCCGGGTGTGCCGTCCGTCTCAGGCTTCGGGATGGAGCCGTTTTTGCTGTAGAGCGTCATGCGTAGAACCCCGTTGGCGTCCATTTCCAATCCAGAGGACGCTCAGCCCACCCGCCAATACCCGAACCCTTGATGTAGCCCGGAATCTCTTTCCTGCGCTTCTCCACAACTGCCAGCGCAGCAGGCAGACCTTGCTTGACAGTCGTTTCCTTGGAAATTGCCACCAAGTTGTGGTAAGCCTCGCCGTCCCAGAACGGGCCGACATGCACAGTCTTTTCCGTGTTGCGGTCAATTTCAATGTCGTTGATATGCCGCCCGTAGCCGTTGGCCTTTAGCCATTCGTCAGTGGGTTCTTTCGGGCCGTCATAGACCAGTACACCAACCTCGTCATCCTCACCGTCGTATTCAGTGGGGTAGTCGGTGTCGATGCACTTCTGATCGCAGTGTCGAATGAGGAATGTCATAGCGTCGGGAAGGCTGAGGTGGGGGTAGAAGTCGTGCGGGCGTATCCGTTGGTGATGCGGACATCCTGCAAGTAGCCGTTCAACACAGCACCGGCCACGCGGTCAGCGCCAACATACAGCACGTTGGTTTGGTTGAAGTTGTCGTTCACCGCGCCCGCGCTGGTGGCGTCAGTGGCTCCATCCAGAATAACCCGCAGGTTGCCCGATGCCGTGCCAGACCGAACCACAGCAAAGTAGTACCAAGTGCCGGATGCCAGAGAGGTAGCGCCTGTCAGTTGCGTGGCGGTGTAGCTGAACTGCAGCTTGTTGCCCGAGGTGACGTTTACCGACCAGCCCGTGGTGGCCGTGCCCTTACTCACCAGCCCGTAGGCCACGCCTGTTGCAGTCAGGTAGACCCAGCCTTCAATGGTGAAGTCGCCTGTGCCAATGCGCAGTTCTGGCTTGTCAATGACGGCCACATAGTCGCCCGTACCATCAAACGACATGCTGGTTGGTGACCACTTCGCCTGCGTGGTGCTGACCTGCGCATTGCCCACTGTCTGACCATTGTTGATCGTGGCCGCGTCAAAGATGCCTGCGTTGGTGAAGTTCAGCAGCAGGCTGGTGTTCGTGATTGCTGTGACGGGAGAGATGGGCGGGGTGAATGCGCTGGTGTAGACGGCGGTGCCGACCACAACCCGTGCATTAGATATATAACCTGTATAGTTATCAGCAAAAGACCCTGTGTTGCTACCAAAAAATATTGTTGTGTTTGCGTTTACCCAACTTACAGTTCCTGACGCAATAGAAACACCATTTAGATAAATTGCTGTGGTGCTGCCACTTTTGACTAAAGCAATGTGCTGCCACGAATTTAACGTCGGTGAAACTACAGATGCAAGAACATTACCAGTACCAAACTGATTTATTGCAAAAGCATTACTGGCGCCGGACGGAATTAAGCCATATATGTTGCCAGACGAAGGCGTAACCACAATATATCTAGCGCCACCACTATTTAAACTTTGGCTATAAAACCATGCCTCGATTGTCCAGTCACCAGTAGAAAGATTAAAAACAGAACTTTGTGGAGGAACCAAAGAGTCCCCCGTCCCATCAAAATACGCCGTGCCAGGGTACGCCTTCAGCACATAGTTGCTGAACGGCTGGAATGTTCTCGGGGTCGAATTGCCGTTGACCGTGATAGCAAACTTGTTGATGCTGTTGTCAACGAAGCGATTGTCTTGGCAGGCCAGTAGCGAAGTGTTGGTGATGGCGGTGAGGGGAGTTGTGGGGACGGTGATGGTCGAAGACGCAGCGTTGTACGCGGATGAGCCTTTAAGAACACGGGCGTTAGAAATATAACCCTGCAACTGCCGCGTAGAAGCATTTGCGAACCACTGTCCACCGATTGTCATCGTTCCGCCAGCCCCAACGGTGGCCGACGTAGTAGCAGTTGCTACGCGGGTTCCGTTTACAAACAACGAAAGCGTTGATCCGCTACGGCAAGCGACAGCGTGTACCCACTGATTAATTGGGAATAGTGTTGTGTCAACAATAGTGTTTGCAGCCCCTGTTGCATACGCAAGCGCAAGGTATCCAGACGGATCAAGTTGAAAGCTGCATGTAGCTGAGCCAGTTGCGCCAGCAACACCATAGCTTATAATTCCTTGAACAAACGTATTAGTTTGCCTAGTTGCAAACACCCACGCTTCATAACTAAAGTCCCCGTTTCCAATTTCAAACGCAGCGTTATTGGCAAGGGTGAGTTCATCACCGTTCCCATCAAAATACCCACTGTAGTACCCCACAGCATTGTATGGGTCGAAGGGCGAGACGGCGCGGGTAACGGTATTGCCGTTGACAGTGATGGTGAAGTTGTTAGTGCTGTTGTCAACGAACGTACTGCTCTGGCAAGTGAGCAGGCTGGTGTTGGTGATTGCGGTGAGGGGGGCTGCAGGCGGGATGAAGTTGGCTGTGTAGACGGCGGTGCCTTTGACGATGCGGACATTGGAGATGTAGCCTGTAGCTAGCTGAGTGCCCCCGCTTGAAGCGCCAATAGTCAACGCATTTGTTGCATTAGCAAGTGCGCTAGAACTTGTTGTAGATCCGCTTCCGGCAGCAGCGCCATTCAAATAAAGTTGGAATGTAGTCCCGGAACGTACAAACGCAACGTGATTCCAAGCATTTAGGTCTAACGCTGATGTTGATACAAGGTCAAACAAAACTGTTGACCCATTACTTGATGTTGCGGCGCGTAAAAATCTGCTTGAGTTATTGCTTGTAAACAATACCCACGCTAACCCGCTTCCACCTCCTACCCCATCCCATTGACCAACAATAATTTGTTGAGCGTTTGAGGTGGTTGGGTAATACCAAGCCTCAATTGTAAAATCGCCTGTCCCAAAATCCCAAGCAGCGTTATCTGGGACACTCAGGTAATCCCCCGTCCCATCAAAATACCCGCTCCACCCGTAAGCAACGGGGGCGTAAGGCTGGGGGATATTCAGCGGCGCGAACTTGCTGATGCGCGTGTCACCATTCACCGTGATGGCAAAGGCGTTGGTGCTGTTGTCAATGAAGCGGTTGTCCTGCAAGCACAGCAGGCTGGTGTTCGTGATGGCGGTGAGGGGCGTGGTCGGCGGGGTGAAGTTGGCGGTGTAGACGGCAGTGCCCACAACCATACGGGCATTTGCAATATATCCAGTAAACAGTAGTTCGGTAGTGCCCCCAACCGCACCTACTACAACGGCTTGTGTCAAATCCTGTACCGCGCCTGTTTGTGTGTAAGTCCCAACAGAAGTGCCGTTGTGGTATAGCGTAAATGTGTTGCTGTTTCTGACTAAAGCCACATGCAGCCACACGTTGTTTGGAACTGTAGCCGTTATTACGCTTTGCCGCCAAGTGCCTCCAATAGTAGCAGAAAAATCTCCAGCCGCAAACCCCCATCCAGTTGCAGATACAGCTGGGCGTCTGTTGATAATTGACCCAATAGTGCCGCTTGTTTGGTAAATCCACGCCTCTAAAGTAAAATTACTTGAGGCCAAATTAAACGCTGCATTACTTGCCAATGAAAGCGTATCCCCCGTCCCATCAAAGAACCCGCTCCAGTACCCGCTGGGCATGTACGGATTGAACGACCCCTGCGTGGTGTCGCCGTTGCGGGTTATGCTGAAGTTGTTGGTGCTGCTGTCGAGGAACGTGTTGTTCTGAGCGCCGTTGGTTGCGCTGGTGTTCAGCAGCAGGGTGACATAGCGGAAAAACGCGTCCGTGGCCGCCTTCAGGGACGCAACAACGCCGTGCAGTACGCCGCTCATGGTCAGGTAAGCCCGTTGCCAGAGATGATCCAGCTTGTGCTGGTTACTTTGATTGCCGTCGCTATACCGTAAGCTGCCAGCGTTCTACTGCCAGTTGTGCCTACGCCCGCGAGGTACATCGTATCTGTGGTGATAGCGATGGTCACGGTGTTGATCATGTTGACGAACGTGATCGTGGTGCCCACTGGAAACGCCACCGAGCCGTTGGCTGGGATCGTGAACGTGCGGGCGTTGTTGTCCGTAATCGGGTGAACAATCGAATCCCCTGCGTCACCTGCTACCAGTGTGTAATTGGCGCTCTGCGAGTTTTGGGGCATCCCGGTGTAGCCCACCGAGTCCACCACGTTGGTCGCAGGAACCACAGACCCACCAAATGTCTGCGTTCCAGTAAAGGTCTGCGCCGCATCCGTCCGGGCAATCGTTGCGCTCGTTGTCGGGAACGTCATCGTTGTCGAATCAGTTCCGCTCAGCGTCAGGGTGTTGTTAAGCGTAAACGTCTTGCCGTCAGCAATCGTGACTGTTGCACTCGTTGCCGGTGCGGTAAACGCAACCTTGTTGATGCTGGTGGCAGTAGCCACGCCAAGTGACGGTGTGGTCAGGCTTGGACTTGTTGCGAATACCAGCGATCCAGAACCCGTCTCGTCCGTCACCGCCGCCGCAAGGTTTGCCGAACTTGGCGTTCCAAGGAAAGTGGCGACTCCAGTACCTAGACCAGAAATTCCTGTGCTGACTGGCAAAGCTGTTGCGTTTGTCAGATCGCCAGATGATGGCGTACCCAAAGCTCCGCCATTGACAACAAACGCACCGGCAGTCCCCGTATTGACTCCAAGGGCAGTTACTACACCAGTACCCGTCGTGACCGTTGACGGAGCCGCTCCAGCGCCGCCGCCAACTACAAGAGCATTTGCAGCCAATGCAGCAGAACTTGTGATCGCAGAAGTGCTGCTGAAGTACGGAACACCGCCAGAAGTCCCAGAGGCGAGTCCAGTACCACCTTGAGCGACTGTGACAGTAGCCGCCTGCTTGATCAGCTTGCCAGTAACTCCGTCAAATGCAGCCAAGTTGTTGTTTGTCGCAGAAGCAGGGCCTACAACATCCCCGTTTGCGCCTGCTTTACTCGCAATAACTTGAACAACACCGCCGCTGTCCTTGTAAAACAGCTTGCCATCAGCGGTGTTAATTGCAAGCTCACCCGCGGCTAAGTTGCCTGCAATTGGCGCAGCACTTGCCGTAGAAGAGTTGTAAAGCTGAATCGGGGTGTATCCAGTTTGTGCCATTTAGAAGGTTCCTCCAGAGATGCCAGACCATACCGGAGTACCGGCACCAGCAGATGTCAATACTTGCCCAGCAGTGCCATTCGAAATAAACGAAGTGGCTCCAGCGGCTGTTTGATACGGGATTTGACTTGCTGCCCCACCCGCAAGGTTTGAAGCGGTCGTGGCCGATCCTGCAGTCGTAGCAGAGCCAACAGACAGAGTTGATTGCGCCACATACTGCGGTGCGCTCAGCCCTGCAACCAGCACATACGTTGATGTGCCTAGCGTTAGAGCCGAAGTAAGGCCAGGGCTTGTCTGATAAAGCAGCGCCCCAGAAGTGCCGTTGGCAATGTTGTTGGCCGTAATTGCACTTGTTGCAGAGCCTGCAGTTGCCGCAGACCCCGCAGATGTTGCATAACCGACTGACAAGCTAGATTGAGCTACATACTCAGGTGCCGAGGCTCCAGCCGCCAGAACATAGGTTGCAGTTCCTAAAGCCAGTTTAGATAACGCCGTGGCACTAGATGCATACAGCAAATCACCGACAGAATAAGAACTAAGCCCAGTTCCGCCGCTGTCTGCGTCAAGTGTTCCACCTAATGTCAATACGCCAACACTTGTGATCGGACCGCCAGTAAAAGTCAGGCCCGTTGTGCCGCCAGAGGCATCTACAGAGACAACCCCATAACCGGAAATGATCTGACCCCAAGCACCAGATGCATAGCCTTCAAATGTCCCGATATCCGTGTTGTATCGAAACATGCCATTAGTGGCACCAGATGGCCGATCAGCCGTCCCACCAACAGGAACCTTGACGTATTCAACCCCAGGCAGCGTTGGGTTGTCAGAGATTCCAATCGTAGGATTGCCAAGAGCGCCGCTGCCGTTAGCTACGTCAATCTCATTGGCCGTTCCCTGAATCGTTCGAGGGACAATTGATCCATTGTTCGGAAGCGCGACCAAACCAGCGCCTGAAGCAGTCGCCAACGAAGCAACTTGGCCCGTCAGAGAGAAAGTAGGATTCCCTGAGATGCCATTGCCGTTAGAAACAGACAATCCAGAGCCGCTTGTCTGGAATGATCTTGAGACAACAGAAGACGCAGAATCCTTGACAACAAAGCCCGTAGAAGCAGCTTCTAGGCTTCCAGAAGCCCTGTTCAGCGTGATCCGGTAGAAGGATTGAGCCCCGCCATCCGTCAGGCCAACGCCAAGACCGCTAGACAGGTATCGGCTGTTAGGGAGGGATGCCTCTGTATTGAGCGTCAGAAACGTCTGAGTCTGACTGGGAGAAGCCGCAATCGCACCCGTAGTCGTCTGGACTGTCTGCCCGTTCTGGACAATCGGTACAGACTCCGTACCAGTGATTGGTCCAGCAGCAGGCAATTGAACGATTGTGACTTGTGCGCTCATTCTGGACTCGGTACAAGGATGTCAAGATTCCCGTTGTTCTCAGGAGTCTGCGTGTTTTGCTGAGTTGACAAGAATGTGTTGTTACCTTCTTGCGTCAAGATTCCGTTTGGCGGAACAGCCACGCTGACATCTGGCCTGGGGAACCGAATCGTGATTCGCTCCGTCTTCCTAGCAGGTAGTCTATACGGATCGAAGTTGTCTGCACACCCCTCGTTGCAGACCTGCAAGCCAGGGAAATTCGGGTCAGACCTCATCACCGAATGAGCACGCTTCATGCGACACCTGTCGCAAACTGCGATTGCAAGGTCAGAGTTCCCACGGGTATCAAGAAAGCGCGGCATACGTCACCTTGTGTAGCACGCTATGCCGGGCGCGAAAAATATTGGCGCCTTGTCGCGCTCTTCCTGCTCGGCTTGGTTCAGGTACTTCTCAGCCTGCCCCTCAAGGTACTGAATCCGCGCCACATCAACCCCAGGAAGCTCCAGGCTCATCTGGTGAGCCAGCATGCTTTGGATGGCAAGAAACCATCTCTGGGGGATCTCAAGCTCTCCTGACAGATCGCCCACATCCATGATCTGCCTGGAATACCAGACCGTCATCTGTACGAATGGGTCAGAAGGAACCGGCCACAGATACATCTTAGGCACTGGGATCGTGCGATCAAACCAGAACTGGAACGGCTGATTAGCCGTGAAGTTCTTGTTTGGCAGGTTGGTGTAGTCATCACGATTCAACCGCGCCATCGTGATCTCAGTAGAGTTGTTGCCCAAGTACAACTCACGCACACTGATCGTGCTGCCGCCAGTGGCACGCATTCTGTAGTACGGAACACTCTGCCCAGGATCAACGTCATACCACAACCATTGACCATCTACCCATGCCGCAGGGCCAGGGTTGTACAGTGTGTTCCACGTTATGTTGTCGCTTGAATACTCAAAGACAACATTGGTCGTGCCAGTTGAGGCAGGCATGACACCAATCGAGCCGATGTACACGGGATCAGTCGATCCGTAGTTGATCGCCACATTCCCGTTGGGGGAAGTCTGCGTGAAGATCGTGTCGATGTTGCTATCAAAGGCGTTTGCGACCGTTCCACCGGCACTTGATGAATAGCTACCAGAGGGCCTATTCATCCTGCGATACAGCACATTCAGCGCATCATTGGCGCCAAGAGGCAAGTCATAGATGTACTTGTCGGCCTGCAGACCAATCACAGTCTTGTTGATGGCCCAATACTGGATGCCGATGTTGATCAGGTTGGACAGCAGGAAAAACAACGACTCTTTGGCCGACAGAACCTGCTCAGAAGTCAATTCTTCTGCCAGTTTCCCGCACCTACGGGCACCGTGATCAATCAGAGTCTGGACAGAAATGACCGTCTGACCAACAGTTCCCGAGTAAGCCATTGTTTACTCTCTTCCAAAGAGACGCTTGACCGTATCTGTCTCCCAAATACGGATTCCAGTCCAAACAATCGTAAACAAAGCTGCGATGGCAGGTAGGAACTCCATAAGCGTCCCCAAAACTGTAGCGACGGATAGAGCATCGACTACATGCTTGGTGGAATCTGACAGTTCTTGCTTCATCACCACCCCGGACAGTTCCAACGCTTCATCGAAGCCCTTGATCGGCTTCCCTTCTCGCTCTTTTCAGCGATAGAGCCCATTCTCGCGCAGAACGAGTCTCTACGGGAACCCCCTTCAGGCTGAGGCGCTTTGAGGTTGCTACCAGTCTCTCGGTTGTACTTCTCTCGACCCTTCTGGGTCAAACCAGCGCCGCGCTCCACAGGCATCTTCTCGCCTCGGCCCACTGCAAGGGATACCCCTCCGCTCTTCATTTTTTTCTCAGAAAACATCTTCTCAACCATGCCCAGCCGTTGAGGCTTAGTCGTCACATCGTTGATGATTTCCAATCGTTGGGCTTTGCTTTTGGACGGCTCATAGAACCCAGCTTTTTTCAAAGACTGGACTACGCCGCCATCCTTCATTTCTTTGTCGGCCTTGACAAATTCTTTCCCGACCTTTTGTGGCACACCACCAAAGCCGCCCTTAGTGTGAGCGGCCGCTTGCATCAAACGATGCTGGGCTGGTGACTTGCTTGGCATGATCAGGCGTATGACTTAACCATCTCAAGGACGATGGTGTATTCATCTCCCGCAGATGCGTCCGAGGTGCTAAACAAGATGTCTCCATTCTTGCCTGCTCCGGCATTGTTGGTCAATCCACCAAACTTTTCAAAGTCAAAGGTGTACAAACTATTTTGCGGAATGGTTTGAATGAGTACATCTGCTGTTGCATCCCAGTACATCAACACCTCCATACCGTGGGTAGCTGCATGAATTTTTGTAATAGTTACGCCAGTGCAGGCTAAACCAGATGCACTTGATGTCAAAGCAGAAACATCTACCTTCAAAACTTTGTTTTCACCAGTACCGTCAGAAATGTTGGTGAATTTCATGATTGCCATCCGCTCACCATCTATGAGCGTTTGACTTGCGACTGCATCAGCCATTTCTAGTACCTCAAAGGAGAAGCGGGGGCCTAAGCCCCCACTTGGTTCAGCAGGTAACGGCCCCGCCGCGCTTCTTTGGAGTGACTGTTACAGACTTTTCAGTCTTTGTCACTGCCCCAGGCGCACTAGCCGCCTTCGCTGGCGAGAAGACTTCCTTCAGCTTACGAGGAATTGACGAGATCAAGTTACCAACGCCTTGCGACATGGCCTTGTTCTCTTCAGCCTGACTCTTCTCCCAGGCCTTGTAAGCCCGTTCGTTTCGTGCAGTCTGAATCGTATCCTCAACCCCCTTGGGAGGGGTTTCAGCCTTACCGCCAGAAGCCATCTTTACCGAGCCGCCCTTCTTGTAAGCGCCTGCACGGTCAGTTGCTCCAGCCGGGGGCGGAGCAGGCTTCTTGCCTTGGGGCATCGCCACGGGACGACCTGAGTCAACAAGCCCCCCCGTGGCGTAGGCTTTTTTTGCTGAGCCACCTTCCTTGTAGCCGCCAGCGTTTGCCTTCGCCACGCCACCAGTAGCATAGCCACCGCCATTGCCCATCTTCACATCACCAGTTTTGGCGGGTGAGTGATCAGGCTTTGCGGTGTCTACCTTGGTGGTTTTGCCAACCTTGGACTTGATGATGCCGCCATCCTTGTAGCCACCTTGCCCATCCACCACGCCACCCGTCTTCAGGCCCTTGTGAGCCTTAGAGGCAGGCTTTGCAGCATGTTCAGACAGAGTGTCGCCACCTTCCTTCATCATGCGACCAGCCATGCCCACAGGAGCCGCGGGAGCAGCGCCAGCAGGCATAGCCTTCATTGCACGGCGCCGAGCAGCCATAGAAGGCTTCCCAGGCGCTGCAGCAGGCATCATCCCGCCACGGGCAGGCGCACCACGCATAGCAGGACCAGCAGTAGGCGCAGCGGCAAGCGCCCCACCCATCTGCATCTTCTTCTCCACCGCGCCACCACTCTTGAGCTTCAGTTCGACTGAAGGCTCAGTGGTGGTCATCTTCACCATCGGCTTGAATTGACCCATGATTAACGCTCCTTCGCAACGAAGACGTAGTCAATCGTCATGGTCTTGGCAACAGCCTCGCCATTCTGGATCGCAAACGAAACCGTCAGTTCTTCGTCATCGGGCAGATTCGTGGTCACTGAAGAACCCGTCACTACGCCGTTAACCGAATACTCAATCACTGACGCACCGTCATAGGCAAACCCGAGGGTAATGAAGGTGTCGTTAGCCAGAGTCGTTACGCTGCTCGTCGTAGCGGTTCCGTTCTTTTCAACCAGCAGGTTGACCGTAGTTGACCCGTCAGCCTTGATGAAGAACACGCCATCCGACACATCCAGGGGAGTTGCATCAGTGATCTGAAGACCCATCACAACATCCGACTGGGTGGCATCGCTGACCTTGAAGCGAGCTTCAAAGAACAGACGCTTGCCAGCGGCGAACAAGAAAGACTCGCCTACCTTTTGCAGCGCAACCAGATCATCGTCTGCCGCGGTGTTGGTTAGAAGAAGAAGACCACCATCACCGTTCGCAAGAGCTTGGGTGGCACCGGCTTGAGTCTCCGTTACCGTCCAATCTGCTGCGGTGTAATAGTCAAAATCCTCAAAGTACGTATGAAACTTGGTCGCCGCGGGTTGCCCCATATCAGCAAGGGGGGAATCCTCACCAACATTGGTAACGCCATTCGGGAACCGAGTAATGATGAAATTACTCATCTCGATCTCCTGTAGAGCGGGGGCCGAAGCCCCCTCTGAGATTTAGACTCCCGGCGTGCCGTACATGGCGCGAGGATCGGTGAAGCCGACGTCGTAACGCTCGGTGGCCTTGTAGCGCATCGAGTCAGTTTCGAAGTCACCTTCCATCGTCTTCTCCAGCTTGCGGCGCATCAGCAGCTTCATGCCTTCCGGAGCATCGGTCTGCACCCACCATGCGGAGGGGTTGGTCAGACGCGACAGAACAGCGGCACCCTCGTCCAGCAAGCCGATAGACTTGATGGGGTTGATGTCGTTGTTCGCGTTGCCAGCACGCAGAACGCTCTTCAGCAGCACTTCAGCTTGGAAGACGTTGCCAGGAGCCACCACCAGTTGGCGGGGAACCAGACGGATCTTCTTGCCGTTGTTGTCCACAGCCTGACGGATCTGAATCAGCATCTGCTCCAGAGAGGTCTGGGACAGGTTAGCTGCAGTCGTCAGCAGGTTGGAGAACGTGCCGCTCACGATGGGGTGAGAAGCGCTGTTCAACTGCACACCGTCGCCGCCAGGATACGAGCTATTGAAAGCGCGGTTCAGCACGTTGGCCGACAGCGTTTCCTTCGTCTCGATCAGCGACTGGGCAAGGTGACGGGCGTACACCTGACCAATACGGATGTGATCGCCGTCCTCAACGAGCACCTTGGTCAGCGCGAAGGCCAGACCGTACACGCTGTAGACATAGCGCTTCAGGAACAGAACACCACCCTGCTGGTACGAAACCGGAGTGCCGTCAGGCAACTGCGGAGCCGCGCCAAAGCCGTACAGAACCGGCTCTTCGTGGTAGTTACGGGGGATACCTTCTTGTTCGCGGAAAACACGCGACCACTCATCGGTACGTTGGTCATACACGCCATCGAAGCATTCGTTGAGGATAGGCTCAACGATTGAACGAAAGTCGGTACTGCGCATCGGGGCTGCCATGATCTGCCCTCCTTATTAAACAGCCGTACCAGCAACACCGGCGAATTGATATTCGGCGATGGTTGCACGGACGATTACGTAAGTGTCTCCCCAAGCATTGTCGGGGTACGGGGCAATGTCAATGATGCGCATTTGCGCAGTGTTGGGCGAAGCCACCAACGTGGTTGACAGCGTTGCCGCAGACAGGCCAGTGGTCGTAGAACCAGCAGTCGTGTTGCTCAGATCAGCTTCAGCACCAATAGAGGTCTGAGCCAGCGTGCCGTCAGCCTGGATTTCATACACGATGTTGGCATCGTTGTAGAAATAGGCGACGACAGAACCGACTTGGAACGACTCGTTCGCAGGCCAGTAGTTAGACACACGCCGACGGCCAGTCGAGTCAGTCCACTCAACACCCGCAAAGGCGCCGAGGAACGCATCGCCAGCAGCGGCAACCACGATATAGCCGCCAGTGTCCATCTTGACGGGCTGACCCTTCAGGATAGTCGTGGCATAGCCAGCAGAGACGTTGCCGCTCGTAGAGACAGCTTGAATACCGTTAGCCAGCGCCTGTGCGCGATCCAGACCAGAGGGATGGAACGCAGGACGCAAGCCGAACGGAGCATTAGTCGCAGACATAATTTACTCCTTTGCCCTCACCCATGAAAGATTGGGGTTTGGACGTTTCGGTCAAAATCGCCAAAGCCTTCGCCTTCAACCTTGCCCAAGCTCTTGCCTGAGCTATCGCGTGCGCCTTGCAGATTCTCAACTTGGACACGGATCTTGTCCGCCTCTTCGTTGGGCATCTCATGGTGCATTTGCAGCATGATGTCCTGATAGACCTCCATAGGGATCTTGTACAGGCGCATCTCGTTGCATGCGATGAAACCTATGTCTTCGCCAGACTTGACGCGGTAATTGTCGAACCCAGGGAACTCATCCGCTTTCACGGGAACGTACCCAAGTCGCATCCGCTTATCAATGCTGTCGTAGGCATTGGTGGTCGATAGCCAGCAAAGGTGCCACCCAGGCATTTCGGGTGTCTTTGGCAGCGCACTTTGTGTCCACTCATCGCTCCACATCTTCCGACGTTCCTGCGCTGACATGAACTTTTCCTCTGGGGCTCGACGGGATGCGTCCTCACTAGCGCGAGTTTCGCGGCCACCGGCAGACAGAGACTTTTTAAGACGAGAATCCATTTGTTTAACCTCGGTTGTTTCGTGCTTCTTGGGCGTAACGCTTGATCATCTTTGCGCGTTTTACTGGGTCATCCCAGAATCCCGCGTCCTTCATTGCTCTGACCATTTCTGGCTCAAGCACCAAAGTGTTGCCTTGTCGGCCACCAGTTGATTCGCGTCCCGATCCAGTTACAAAACTCCTTGGCCTCCTTTTGGGTTCGTCTTGTGATTGAGTATAACGATGCGGCAAGCGTTTCTGCAAGCGGGCGTCAAGTTCTTCCCAGTAGTCTGCAGAAGCAGGGTCGTAGCCCTCTTTTGCTAGCTTGGCGTCAATAATCTTGGCGATCTCGCTGTCTTCATCATTGCCATTCGGGTCATACCAAGAATTGGCTTCCATCCAACTCTTCGCATGCCGCAGCATCTTCGGATCAGCTTGAGGCTCCTCTTGCGTCTTCTCCGCACGGGTTTTCAGAGCCTGCATGGACTCAAACTTGCGCAGAGCCTCTTCATATCCCTTGTTTGCCTGGGAATATGCGTCACCATTTGAGTTGTTAATCGCCTCTCGACGCTTGGCATCGAAATACTTCAGGCGCAACTCTTCGTCTTGAATAGCCTTGTCAAGTCGAGCCAACTCAAAGCTCTGGCTCTTCTTCTCAACTTCGGCTAGACGCTTGCGGAACTCTTCGTTCTCACGTTGAAGCGACACCAACCGCTGGTCTTTCTCTTCGTTGGTGCGCTTGATGTATTCCTTCTTGGCCTTGCGGCGATTCCTGCGGGCTTCTCGCACCGCATCCGTATCACCGGGCTGGTCAGCATCTCCGTCGTCTTGAGCTACCTGAACTTCTGGTTCGTCAGAAGAATCTTCAGTAACAAGCTCATCAGGCAGTTCTACGATTGCAGAACCGTCTTTCTCTTCAGTAACGGGGATGTCTTCAACTTTTTCTTTATCTGTGATCATAGGAAAGCCTTCATTGCCAGGGGGTCACCAGTAAGTTTGGCGATGATTTCATGGTCATTCAGCACCATGAACAGGGCGGGATCTTCAAGATCATCATCACCGGGGACTTTGACTTCCCAGCGATCACCACCCCACTTGGGCACTCGGATGTAGTCTCCAGGGACACACCAAGAACCTTCAGGCCACGCAACCATCGTGTCGCGGTGCTTGAACGCTAAGGGACCGATCTCGATCACCTTTGCCACCATGTTCTGCCACTTCTCGGTTTCCTTGGTTTCTTCCACCAAGATAATCCCGGCACTTGTTGCCTTCTTTTTGGTACGGCGCAACTGCACAAGAATACGCCCACCTAGAGGTTTTGCACCGGGGTCCACGCTCGGAAATGCCCAAGCCATCTCAGCCGCGTTAGCAGCTTCCGGTTGATTACTCATCGTCTTCCTTCATCAAGTTTTCTAGTATGTCCAGGGCTTCTTTGAGCCCCGAGTAATGCCCGACCATGCGTTGATAAGACTCCCAGTTAGCAGCATTGCCAACTGCAAGAGATACAGCAATCTCAGATTGCCGTGCCTTGATCCCGCCGATCAGGTCCGAAAGTGTTGCCATTCACTTCTTCTTAGTTGCCTGTGATAGACCTCCTTGCTTGGGTTTGTCGCCACCTTGCATGGTTTGCCCGGTAATCGGGGCACCCGCTGCCATACGCTTGTGCTGGGGCACAAGAACGCTCTTCTGCTCTTGATCACTGGTAGCCATACTGGTTTCCTTTCGTTGAAAAGTCCATGACGGTCTTGTCTTGGTCGTGTCTCAACCTAGCCGCATCCCGCGTCAAACGGGCCGTCTCGATGCGCTCCTTCATCTGCTGGTCACCCTTAGCGATAGCCAGCTTCAGTTGGAGATCCTCCATAGCCAGAGCCTGCTCATCCTGCAGCTTCTTCATCTGCATCTGAATGTCAGACTCCAACTCTTGTCCCTTCAGTTGCATCTCTGCCTGATCGCGGGCCTTACGGCGCTCCGTCTCAGCCATAGAGGTCTGCAACAACACTTGTCCATCAGGCGTCAGTTCAGGCTTCGGCTTGAACTGCTGCATCGTCTGAACCATCTTCTGGATCACAGGCATGATGCCCGCCAGCGTCTGCTCCGTATCCATGACCACATGCTGCGCTGCAACACCGATGATCTTGTCGATAGGCTTCGGATCAGCCAGCAGTGCGTACTCTTCGGGCTTCTCACCCAAAGACTTCTGCACATAGCCGTTCATGCGGTTCAAATACCACAAGGCCAAGTGCTGCTTGATGTGCTCCATTGCCTTTGGCAGGTAGTTCGGAGCAATCAGAGGGCTTCCACCAAACACCGGGTCTTTGGCGTAGTCCAAGTGCGCCTGAATGTGGCCCAGGTGATCCTGCTCCGGGTAAGCGTAGGCTGACTGACCAATAGTCATCGCCACGTTCTCGTTTGCGGCGTCTTGCTTCTCAGGAGAAGGCGTATCAGGCATCAACTCATTGATCTGAGGCACCTTGATCTGCTTCAGGAACCGCATGACCACCGCTTTGCGGTTAAACAGGTCAGGATTCTTCTCCATGATGGTCATGACCGCTTGGGTCTGAGCCATCCGCTGGGTTTCAGAGAAGATATGCGGGTCAGAAACAGGAATAACGTCAGTAGAACGAGCAAAGTCGTCCCGCTTGATGTCCAAATCCTCTACAACCTCGCCGCGGCGCATGTCCTCCAGATACCAGCGGTTGATACGCTGCAAAATCTTGAGAACTCGGCCCTGAGACTTGTGCAAACGGGCGTGAATGCTTGAGAAAACCGCTGCACCCTGCTCAATCAGGGCCTGCGTCGTCCCAACAGGCGCATTTGCGTTGACATCGGCAATCTTTTCTTCCGATGTGGTCACCACACCCTTGGCAGCACTCGTCAACCAGCCCAGAAGCTCGAACAAAACCGGGCTTGGCGGGTTGAAAGGCATCGGCATTGCCAGCTTGCGCACATCATCAACACCGGGAGCCGCCTCAATCTCCGCAACTTGCGTCACTTCGACCTGCTGAGACTGACCCGACACCTTAGCTCCCTTGAGCTTCAGGAGCGTTGCAGCGTTGTTGATGTGGGCAGAGTCCAGCAAGGCCCGCAAAGCGCCTGTAGCGGCCGCGGAGAGGCCTCCAATGAGGTGCGGCAGGCCAACAGCATAGGCTCCGCGCCACGGGATGAACTTGAACTCGACAATCCAGTCGAGCTTCGTCATCGTGTCGTCGCCCTCTTCCCAATTCCGGTACAGACCAACGACTTCTGAGTCCAAGTCATCGATCATCAGGATGTAAGGAGCCGACTCACCCTTCGTAACCGGGTCGTCTTCCAGTTCCAGCCATGTGTAGATGTGATACACGCGGCGGATGCCGTCTTCGTTGTCGTTCTCTGACTTGCCTTCGATCTTGTTCGTGGCCTTCTGAGCGCCAGTAGGCTCAGGATCCATCGTTGCCCGGATGAAACTGACGTCTCGGTACATGCCCGAGTCAATCCGACGCTTGAACTCGTAGTCGGAAATGTCGTCAACCTCCGTTACACGCTGGGCAGTGTAGAAACTGCCCGCGGCAAATGGCAGAAGTACGTTGTCAATCGGCAGGAACTGGGCACAAGGACGCTTCTTCTTGTCGTCGTACCAAAGTTTCAGGTATTGCGAACCACCGAGAGGCAACTGAGTGAGCATCTGCTCCTGCTCATCAGCAAATTCCTCGACCTGATCGGTCAACTGCCAGTTCATGAAGTCACGTTTGCGCTCGGCAATCGCAACTTTCTCCTCGTCCACATCACCCAGAATCTGAGTACGGGTCGGGCCATCAGGCGGAAACAGTTCTTTGAACGCCCTTGCAGCGAAATCCACGCAGGCTTCGGCCATCACAGGGTGGACAACCTTGGATGCACCGTTGAAATTAGCACCACCGGGAGCGTCATTACCCAATCCAGTACGGCGGATACCCTCTTCGTACTGCTTGTCCCGCTGCTTTCGAGCCTCTTTGTCCTTCTCAACCAGTTGGATGTACCGCAAGGCCATCGAACCCAGGTCAAGAGAATCAATTACATCGCCGTCAGCTAGGTTCTGATAGAAGTCTTCATCCTCCATCGGACCTTTGCCTTCCATCCGGACAATTGCAGAGCCATCAGGAAGCTCCTCAATCTCGGATTCATCAAGGTCTAGTTCAACCTCAACAGGCTCATCAGGTGCTGGCCCCCCTTGTTCGCCCCCCACAAAGCGGTTGAACTCGGGATCAATCGGGAATTCGGTTGCCATGATTAGATTATCGCCTTGTTAAGCACACTCAATCCAGACTTTTTAACTTCACCACCCTTTTTGTAACCTCTGATTTGCTTTAGGCGGTTGTAATACTCGCCCAATTGGTTGATGTATTGATCGTCAACAACCTGATGAGGGAACAACTTCTGGATGGTTGGAGTGAAATCCTGTGGGCGCTTGGTTGCCTTTATATGTGCCGAGGCATCAGGGAAGGCCAACTCAATAGGAGTCAGTTCCTTAGTGTGCCCCAGCGCTTGTCCAGCAATGTCGTGAGAGTAAGTCTTGTGAGAAGAGCCAGGAATTAGACTGGCTCCAGGCTTCATGCGGCCAACAGAGAGTCCAGTCATGCTGTGCTCCATGTTGCGCAGGGAAGGCTCCATGATTGCGTACTCGATCTCCTTACCACTGGGGATACCCAGCGGCGCAGTAATCGACTCCTTCTTCATGCGATCATTAAACCACTTGCGAAGCTCAGGGTTTTCTTGCGTTGCCTTGTAAGCCTGCTGATAGTCTTCGATCCCAGGGAAGTCAGGGAACGTGATCCGTACCTTCTCTTTGGTCTTGGGGTTGATCTTCTCGTACCCCTCGCGGATCATCTTATTGAACATCTCCGCGGCTTTGGGGTGGACGTTAGACGCCTGAATCGCCAGCAGGTTTGCATCTGCAAAGTGCTGGGCAAAGTTCATGGCGTCATGGCCCATCGCCAAGTGCTGCGCCAGAATCTCCGGCGTCTCATACATATTGGCAAGGTCGGTCACCTTGTTCTGGAAAATCTGTGCAGGCCCCTCGTTAGAAGCCCAGAACCTCGGGTCATCTAAGTCTTGCTTGCCAAGACCATACTTGGCCCCGCCCTCCTGCACAGATCCAATAGGCAGACCTTCAACCTCCATCAGCATCTGATCGGCCACCGAGATGTCCCCAGGCAGGGCAATCCGCACTTGCCCGACTTCTTCAGGGACCACAGCCGACTGCATGACTTCCTTGGTGGGCTGAATATCCACCTGCATCTTCTGGAGCTTGTCAGCCTCCTTTACCGACCGACCAGCAAGGTTTGCTGCGATCTTGTCGGACTGGCGCACATGCTGCCCCATCTGCTGACGGGCAACACGCTCTGCAGTCTTGGTGATCTCTTGCGGAGGTAGGTTAGGAGCCCGCGGCAGCTTTAGTGGCAAGGCTTGGTAGTTGCCAATCGTCTTAGCACCCTTCAGGAGCTTGGCAAGACCACCGCCTGCCATGTGAGCTTCTTGCCTAGCGTCTGCCATACGCAAGGCTTGCATGAATGCCTTCTCATCATCCATGCCTGTTGACTTGAGCTTTGCAGCAATAGCGTCTGTGTCTGTGACTAGACCGCCTTTAGCGTAAGCCTGCCCAGTCTCTGGGTTCTTGCCGGTTTCAATGGTGTACAGCTTGTCAGCGAAAGACTTTGCTTCTTCGGGCGTCAAATGCTCAGGGACATCATGGCCCGCTGCCTTCAGCTTGTTCAGATCGATGGCATCAAACATCTCAGCCCGCTCACGCAGCTTGGTGTTTTTGTAGTCTCCGATGCTTCCCCATTTGCCGCTCTTCACGAAGTCTTGCACCATCGGCAAGTATTCTTCCTTTGGTGCGCGGTTTCCTTTGCCTTTGATTTGAATGATTTCGTCAGGGGGCATCCCATATCGCTTGAGATACTCCTGTTCCACTAATTCAAACATTCTGTCGGAGTCCTCCACGCGAGTTGGCTCTCGACCAGCAAAGTGACGCCTCTTAATCTCGTTCCTTAATTCGTCTCTCTCTTTTTTGGGCAATCTTGATACAGCGCCCTCAAGAATCCCAGGCTCAACCTCAATCGTCACATGAGGCTCACCCTTCTTGTCTCGCAAGGAATAGATTCGGGACTTGCCTGACTCCACATCAGGGCAGTAGCCACCTACGCAGTGGCCCATCACATCGCCTTCGTACTTCAGAGCTTCTTCTAGCGTTTCCCGCGGCCAAGTCGCTGGATTGCGCCCTTCGGCCTCCAGTTTCTTGATCAGAGCCTTACGCTCCTCAAGGGGCATCGTCTTATCACTTGGAGCCTTCAACTGCACCCACTGCATACCTTTCTCGGGGTACTCTTTGTAGGTGAAGGTGGCAGGGTTACGAGCCTTTGCTGCATCAGCTTCTGCCTTCTGTGCAGCACGCCACTCGTTGATCTTGGCAACACGCTCTACAGCCTGCGCCATCGTTACCTTCTTCAGGTCTTCAGGCTTCCAGCGAAGATTGGCAGGTAGATCAGAGTCAGCACGGGTTGCGTTGCGCAGTTCGTCAATCAGGTGATCGAAGCCAAGACCTTCCACTGAAGCACGCCTTGGCTCATAAACTTTTGAACCGGGATCTACTTTGGCAAGCCAAGGATCTCGCTCTACTACCTCTTTAGGCCAAGTTTGGGAAATCTCTCCTGCTGTCCACGGCTTGATTGCAACATCAGTTGAATCTTCCCAAGCCCTTGCGGCTTCGCTTACGCCATATCTAGGGTAGCCCTGCACATTTCTCTCAGCAGGCGCTCTGTATCTGTTAACCCCAACCTGCCCAGGATCAACGTGCAGAACACCGCGTTCAGCCAAAGCCCTCACCGGGTCTTCCGGTGTACCCATCTCGTTCTTGATGTACTTGTTGAGCTTAGTATTGATCCAATCCTCAACGGCAACATCCGGCTTGAGCGCAGCAAACGATCTATTGACTGTCTCAGCGGTTTCGGGCGAAAGACGTTGCAGCACATCTGGAGGATATGTTGCCTCCATCTCTTGCATCGTCTCGCTTGCAGGTCGCCCACGCGCCCCAGGCTTTGGAACAAGCGGCTTAGTAGCCCCCTCAACACTCCCACTCAACCAGTTACCACCCTTGGGCTTGATCACAGACGGAGCCAACCCACTCTTCAGTAGGTAGCCCTCTGCCATCTCAGCAGCCTTCGGCCCCAGAGCCTTTCCTGCGGCCTTAGCGCCTTTCAAGGCACCTCTGGCTAGGGTAGTGCTACCCATGCCCCCAGTAAGCGCTCCTAGGCCCGATGCGAACTTGGCAGCAGGCCTCTCATCGCCCCCAGGCAACCACTCTTGATAGAACTCAGACGTAGGCAGGGCTGGCTCTTCAGGAACTTTCACACCGCCTGGGCCAAAGGCGAAGTTAATCCCCATCCTGCCTAGAGCCTCGATGTCCCCAGGCAACCCAAGAGTTCCAGCTACCCAGCCTCTTGCAAGCTGGGCAGGCATGTTCACATCACGGGAGGCGTTCAGCTTCTCAGCACGCTTACCAGATGAAGGCATAACGCCGAATGCGGCACCACCCTTACCAGTAACACCTCGTCTGCGGGCAGCCTCAATAAGCGCCTGCCTGTCCTGCTCGGGTAATTCCATGCCTGCTCCTAACGTGCGGCTGAATCTTAACCCCTGCCTATCTCTTTAAGCAAACGAGGACCAGCCGTGTAATGGAAGCGCCAAGACTTGGTTGCAGGATCTCTCTTGCGGGTTCTGACAACCCATCCCTTCTCCTGCGCATACTGCAACGTCCTCCTGACGCTGCCAGGATCCATACCCCACTTCAACCCTATGTCATGGTTCGTTAGCTCTTCTTCAGGGTTGACCGCAAAGAACACACACAGCGGAGTAACTATGCTCAAGGTAAGGTCCGGGAACTTGATGGGGCGGCAAGTCTATGCCAGAAGGATTGACTGCAAGTGCTGGCGCTCAGCTTCACCCAAGTCTTTGATGGTCGGATCTTGGCCGTTTAAGAACCGCACAGCAACCTTGGCGTACTTCTTCGCCTTCTTGCCCTTCTTGTGCGTCATGGCCTCTTGAAGCTGCCTGCCCTGACTTTCAGTGATCAGCCGACCCTTGTTCTCAACATACCAACCAGACTTTAGCGGATACGCTATCCCAAGAATCTTGGCCTCAACCCTCGTCAACGAAACAATGCCGTTGAGCCGCTGATACTTTGCTTGTAGGTACTCGCCGACTGTCATCTCTATCTCAATAACTACTTAGTAGTTCTCCACCGAATACCACTTAGCTACTTCTCTTCAACACCCAAGCGGTTCCGAACGGCCCTCCCCTTTCCTCGCCTAGACGAGGTTCGGTTCAGGCTTACCCAGTGCGGACACGGTAGACCCTTGACAGCCGTTCGGGTCATGGACGCTATCTACCCCATCCATCTGCGCGGTGTTGCAGACCCTAATCCCACCAGTACCGCTTCTCACTCAGGACGCTGACGATGCCGGTAGGCCTGTCCATCACTGAGCCAGTCAGAGCAGAAACGACAAAGCCCTAGAGTGGCCACCCGGTGGAACCCCTCTCGGGGCAGAGAGGGCGGATGGTCGCTCTAGGGCTCTTAGTCGGGTTCCACACCAACAGGGACAGTATAGGCACTGAGCCCTGCAGGTGTCAAGCGGTCAAATCATGTAGGGGCAATACTCAGTGAACAGTTGCTGCACGCAGTTGCGCTGTGAGTCGCAGTACACGCCCAGCCAGCGCACCCCGTTCATGGTGTTGACCATGTTGCAGGACCTCAACGACATGAACGCCAGCGCAGGGCCAGACGCCAACAGCGCCACCAGGATCACAGGCACATAGAACTTCTTCATCTCATTCTCCTTAACACGGTTGGTGATGTACCCATACTTCGTTGCCAGTTTCTGGGCACTTAAAGTCTAACCTAGGAAAGCACCAACACAAAGGGGACATCACATGCCCCTCTCCCAAGAAGTGCGTCCTGACAACAGGCTCACTCGGAATATGGGTTGGTTCTTCTTTGTCTGCCAGTGTCTGCATAGTCTTCTTCATCCCAGTCATCTCTCGGTGGCGGATCAACCTCAAGCCAGCCAGCGTCACGCAAGAACCGCAGGGCCTGCGTGGCAGAGTCAACGAAGTCATCGTGCGTTGTCTCAGGGAAGCTGCAGATCTGACTGACGAACCCTTCAGCCCAATCCCTGACGTAGCCCTTCCTCTGGGATGACTCAGGTATCCACACCCGGCCGCGGCTGATGATGTTGCTGACGATGTTCAGGCGCTGCAGCTTGTCAGCCTTGCCGGGGTTATACGCCCTCACAGGCAGATGCGCTCTCTGCAGGTCTTGGATCAGAGAAATGCCTGCGGACTTGTCCTCGATGAGTATGAGATCCACGCGCTTCTTCTCTTTGCCCTCACCGAAGATCGTCTCGTACTCGTCGATAACCTTCGGTCGCAGGTCGGGATACTGCATCCTCTCCTGCCAGCAATCAATAAGCATCGCAGACATAGGCCCGTCAAGTGGCTTAAAGACTCCCCAGGTCGTACAGGCAGTTGGGTCATTCTGTGTCTTCTCGCTGGTGGCGCAGTCGTAGGACTGTACGATGTACTCGAACTTCGGGAAGGCCTTGCCATCAGGCCACAGCTTGAACATGCTGCGCTGCACAATGCCACCCTCTTCAGGGTCAATGATCTCAGCATGGATCTCCTGCCTGCCCAGCTTCGTCCCCTCGTACTGCAGGATCTGCTTCTGGAAGGACGGCGCTAGGTTCGCCAGATTGGCGTAGGTGCTGGCAGTCGTCAGGGCTACATCATCACCCTCACGCCCCACCAGTTCAACGATCAGGTCCTTCGGCCGCGGGGTGGTGGTGGCGACGATGCGGGTTCTGGTTCCCAGGCGGACGGAGAACTGGATCTGGTCCCAGGCTTCCTGCAGGTACTCCCAGGCAGCAAGCTCATCCAGCCATGCCCCATGGAACTGCGGACCCCGGAAGCGCTCAGGCTCAGACGCCGGAATCCCCTTAATAAGTGAGCCGTTGGTCAGCTTGAGTTCGTGGTGCTGCTTGTTGTAGTCAGCAATCAGCGGGGCAGGAATGACGTTCAGAAGGCCGCTATCGCCCTCGAAGCACGTAGCCTTGACGTCAGCACTGGTCGGCGCTCCAACGAGCCAGCGTGTCCCTGGCTCAGTCCAGGCCCACCAACCTACCTGCTCAGCGGCCGTCCGCGTCTTGCCTGCACCGCGTCCAGCTAGAAGCAGCCAGATCGTCCACCAGTCGCCCGGAGGTGGCATCTGGTGCTTGTGTGCCTTCTCGATCCAGTTAGCCCTCCAGAGGTACGCTAGACGCTTCTCAGGGGGTAGTGTCTTGAGAGCCTGCAGGACGTCAGGCTGCTGGAAGGCCGTGGCTAGATCACTCACCGGCAGTCTTGCGCAGTTCAGCGTTGGTCACCAGAGCCTCCAGCAGCTTATCCGCCTTAATCTCAGCTTCGACTTTGATCGGGGACTCAGCGTCACCCGCAACAGCGATCCTGTCGCCGTAGCGTTTAGGGTTCCATTTAGCTAGCAGCTTCAGCGTGATCTCAGCCCGAGCCTTCACCAACTGCACATAGCCCGGATCAATCCGGCCGCCACCCTCAGTCAGCATGCGCTCAGGCTCGTCATACATCTCAGCGTAGGCCTTCTCAGCCATTGCGTCCTGTCCAGCTTCCCGCGCCTGGGCGATGCGTTCCGAAAGCGTGGCGTCCCGCGACATCCACTGATACACAGCAGTCCAAGCTGGCATGTGATCGTCTCTGCAGATCTGACGCAGTGGCTCACCGTTACTAAGTCTTTGGCAGATCTCTGCTGCAAGCTCAGGCGTGTACTTGGAGGGCCTGCCGATCTTCTTGGGAGTCTTTGGAAGTGCTGAAGCCACCTCAGCCTTGATTTCTGGCTTTGGTGGCTCCTGGGCTGTTTGAGTGGCTTTGCGGGGCATGTTGGGCTCCAGCGTTTAATCTGGAGTTGATTCTATTCTCAGTTTGCCAGCCAATAGTCAACCCATTCAGGGCGAAGGCGTTTCTGGACTTCGCGCTCAAGGTCGTCCCACTGCTCTTCAGTGATGTCGTCTTCTGTGATCTTGCCGTTGACCATAACGACGAACGCGCCGTCTTCGTCGTACTCTACTGTGCGCTTGATGGCGTTCAGGGTGATGTCGAACTTGAGTTCGGTCACTTCGGGGGTTTCGGGCCTGTCGGCGTCGAAGGAGGAGATGTATCCGTACAGCATGGTCTTGCTCCTTAGATGTCTTGGTACTGGGCGCGGATGGCTTCGGCTTGTTCCTTAGTCTGACCAAAGTATTGATGGCCGGACTTGCCTTCTGCGCACCAGTCATTGATGCCGTACTCAATCTGGCGCTCAATGTTGAGATCAGAGAAGGACGGGTTGCAGACTTCGTATGCTTGACGGTTCATGATTCGCTCCTGTTTCGCTGTTAACTGCTTCAGTGCAGTGACGCTAGTGTAAGCGATGCTTCAAGAGAGTGTCTATAGGATGCCCTACTTTTTTGTGGGGTCAATCACCAGAGTCGCCTGTCCTGCGACAGCCCATCGGTTTGTCGTAGGCTTAAAGACACACTCCGCCCAGTGATCTTTGTAGCGCTTGAAGTAGCGCTTCCTTCCCTCTGGGCAGGGTTGCTTGTTGATGTCTTCTGTCACCACCAGAATGGACTTGCGGTCCTCAATGATCGTGCAGGGAGTCTTGTCTCCCCAGGTCAGGATGACGCCTTTCATTTGAGTCTCTCTGCGTAATGCCAGATGCTGGTGACTTGTTCGATTGCGTTCTGGGGTTTCCACCGCGGGTTCTTGGGCTCTCGATTAACAGTCTTGGGTTGTGTTTCGCTGGCAACGTAGATCGCCGAATTGTGGTCGTTGCCTACGTTTTTTAAGAAGCCTCTACGCGAAAGCTGGTAGACGTACCACCGGCTCACACCAAAAGCATCTACAAGTTCTGCTGCAGTGCGGGCTTTTTCTTTACAGGCCGCAATGACCTTCTGCTGCATGTCAGTCATATTTGCCGTTTCCCCAGATACCTGGGCGGAAGTTATGGCAGAAGACGATTGGATCCCCGTGGCCCTCAACGATTTTTGAGGAGCCCGTAGGAATCCACGAAGGCGCGTCGATGATGTCTTCGCACGCGAAGTCAGCGCCGAAGCCCCATTTCCGGTCCAGGCCTTCAACCCATTCGTTGCCTGTGCGATGTGTCGTGTTCATCAGAATAGTCCTTCAGGTAGTTCGCTGTGGGGGATGGGGTCTGGCCTTGTGGGAGGGATGTCATCCGTCTTTGAGGGACTGACTGTTCCGAAAGGCCAGACAGGAGGGGCGTTAGGTGCCCTGGTCCCGTCTGGTTTGGTGTACATCAGACTGACAGCGCTGTGGCGTAAGCCTCTACAGCCTCAAGCACCTCAAGGCCACCAACGCAGAAGTGACTGCCCTGCCGAGGATCGTCTTCGCCATCGTCAAACTGGGAGTGCGTTACCCAGTAGCCGTCTTGATCACGCTCCAAATTAATGCCGTGCTTTGCAGCAAGACGCCGAGCCTTGGCAAGCGCCTCTTTTTCTGAACGACGGCGCTCGACTCTTGCGACAACCAATGAGGGCTTGCGCCCGAAGATCGCATCGAGTTGGACTTGAAGCTGTTGCATGTTGTTCATGATTTCCCCTCAGATGGCAGTGGTCTTGATGCTGTACACAGCGGTGGTCTTGGTGTGCTTGGCGATCATGTCGGCAGGGATGCTGAGTTCCTTGGCGATAGCCTTCCAGTCAACGGTGCTGCGGTTGGACTCGGTGTAAGCAGCAACATACGAAGCGCCAACCAACACCTTCTGACCAGACATTGAGGCCACATCCTTGAGTTCGTCCTTGATGGCATCGGCTTGCTTGGTCAACTCAGCGATCTTGGCGTTGAGAGCACCGAGCGTGTCGATCTTGACGCACTGCTCAACTCCGTTGAAGAACTCAACTTGTGCGGGGGTCAGGGCTGCATTCATTTCGCTATCCTTCACTGATCTACTGCAACATCGCAGTGATGCTAGTGTAAGCGACAGTTTAAGTTGGCATCAATAGGTTCCCGACTACTTTGTGTGGTTAATCAACTCCAGAGTCTCCGCTAGTAGCTCTGCCTCCGTCACACCGTAGTGCCTGACGAAGGCCTTGGTGCCCATACCGTGGATACCCTCATTGCCGCGATGATGGTTCACGCAGAGTGGCACCACACTCATGTGGCCGCTACGCTTTCCCATGCCTGCACCATGCCGCGGGTGATGCAACTCCACCGTCCCCGGCTCATGCGGGGGATAGATACGCCTGCAGATAGCGCAGCCCAGTTCAGCTACGCGGCTCATGTGTTTCTTCTCTGCCAGTGTGGTCATAGGACTGCCTTGATCTCCTGCCTGCTGCTGGCCTCTCTTGACCTCCACACGCCAATGCGTGCCTCTGCTGCTACCAGCCCCCACCTGATCTCTTCTTCGGCCTCTACAGCGGCTTTAAGGCCCTCCAGCAGGGCAATGTACTCAGGGTCGGCGTATGCCTCACGCTCCTGTGCGGCCGCTGTCTGGTGACCGTTGACCTGGGCCTGCTGCATCAAGATCGACCTCTTTGATCGACGGAATTCTTCAAGGTACACCCTCTCGGCCTTAGCTTTGGCGTACTTCTTGCCATGCTTAAAGATGTACTCGATTGCGTCATCTGGTTCCATGCCTGCGCTCCGATTCAATCAACAAGGCCTCCGCGAGGTCATACACATCGTCGGGATAGACATGCTTCTGCCCGCTAACGACCCCGGCGTGCATGATGAAGATCGCAAAGACATCCAACAGAGTCGGCTCTTTCACAACTCTTGGCGTCTGATCCACTCCGCCAGCAGCAGTGCCTCTGCTACGCCGTGGTCTTTTTTGCGGGTGAGGGGTGCTGTCTTCCATAGTTGCCTCGCAAGTTCCAAACTGGTGGATTTTTCTGCTGTCACGCCCATGTCCGCCTTCCACCTTTGCGGCCGAACGATGAACCACGGGTCACGGAATAGCTCTGTAACGGCTTCTATGGCCCCTACAGCACGCGCAAACGTGAAGGTTGAGGCTACCCCCTGCTTCGGCATGGAATGAACGTCCTCAACAACAAATATCGCGTCGTTGCTTCCGATCACTTGTCCAAGCTGATCCCGCAACTGGATAGCCTTGATCCGGCCGCCATCGTTAGGGATTGGTCCGCAGGCAACGTAATCACCGTGATGATTGATCACGCCCCAGGCACCAGAGACGGCTCCGGGGTCTAGCCCGATGAAGAGTCTCATTGCCGCTGGGTAGGAATGCGGTTGCGGATTGCCTCTGCAGCATTGCGCAGGGCAGTGCAGAGTTCGCCCTCGTCTTCCTTCGTCGCCAGTTCGTCCACCAGATCAGCGCAGGCACCGCGCTCGATCATCACCACTTGTTTGCTGGTCTGGATCGCAACAGACATGATCTCGGCTTTCGCCGCGGCCAGTGCTTCTGTGAACTCCTGCTCGGTAAAGAGCTTCTGCCCCAGGCCTTGCGCGAAGAACTTTCGCTGGAAATCGCTCATCTCAGTCATACCACTCTCCTTTTTTTCCTTTGTTGCCTAACGACCACTGCTTCTTCGTGTCACGCTCAAGCGTAGATGTCGGATGCAGCTTCTTGAATCGCTCCAGCCATTCGTGCGCTGCTTGCTTGTCTTTGATCCGGTACTGAATAAGCCACCGGACGAGGCACTGATGCTTGAAAGTTAACAGTGACTCGTTCGTAGGCGTCGGTGTTGTCTGGCTCACAAAGCCTCTCCATCGTCATGTGACTCTCCTTCCAGTAGTACGCGCAGTTGTCTCGCTTCAGGCACCAGCCACCCATGCAGTTCATTTGGACTCCATGTACTCGCGTACTTTCTCAAGAGACTCACGCTTTAAGTCTTCAGTTCTGACGATCTCTTTGTTAACCGCGGGTTCATGGTTCACGGGAGACTTGATAGAAATCTTCAAGGCCTTCAGCTTCTCAATGGCTGCTGCTTTCGCGCTTGAACTCGACGCCTGCGCACCCAGCAACTTAGGTTGATCGTTCATGCTAAGCAAACCAGCAGCTTGAGCCGCCTGCATCTCAACCACTCGCCTGTCTTTGTCAAAACCCTCCGAAACGATCCACTCTGGCCTTCCAGAAAGATTCAAGCCATCGTAAACAGCTTTGAATGCCATGCGGGCACCAACCTTGTCTCCGTCTTGGTAAACAGCCCTGCAGCGCTCCCAGGCGTACATGATCTCGTTCGTCCAGACCACAGTCTGGTTTTCATCCATTGCCTTCAAGGCAAGAGCCCAAGCCTCATCAGCAGTTGGATGACCTACCCAACACATCTTGATGAACTCAGGCAAGGTAGGAGGAAACGTCTTTGTCCGGCAGGCATCAATCCCAGACTGAAGTTCTTGAGGAGTCATCTTGCGAATCTCTGCATCCCACTCAGTCTTGATCTCGTTCATCGTCAGACCAAGGTTGGCGTACCTGTCTGCCCAGAGCTTGCCGTAGCGAACCAGAAAAAAGTGAAACAGCTTGTCAACCATGATTTACTCCATGTCAATGACTTGAGTGTCAGAACGCAACCAGTCGTACTTGTCGGCAATAGGCTTCTGTCTCTCGTTAGGCTTCAGCCAAGAAGCCTCCAAGCCTTGAGACCCTCTGCGACACCAGACAGCAAGGAACTCCGACAGAGACATCCCGGCCTTCTCTGCTTCGTTACGAGCACCATCAATGACGGTCTGGGTTACGGTTGCACGCTTGGTCTTGCGTAGCTGAACCCAATCAACCCACACCTGTTGATCGACATCGGGAGGGCAGGCGATAGCCTGCTGGCGCTTTACCTTTGGTTCTTGGTTGCTGGTTGTTGGTTCATGGTTCTTGGTTGTTGGTTCATGGTTAGGGTTACGGCTGGGTTCGTCTGGGATGCCGCTGGCATCCGACTGGGAACCCAGTGGGTTCTTTGGCCTACCTCCAAGACTGCCGTTTCGCTTGTTTCTTTCGGCAAGCTGCTTGAACCTACAGATTTCCTGCTCACAACGGTCTTTTGTGTACCCATCTGGGGTGCAGGCAAAGAAGTCATTGAGCACCAACTCAACCACTTCGGTTGCCACTCGCAACCGTCTGGAAACCCACTGGGTATCGAGCGGTATTGGCTTCTCACTGGTGTAGTACATATCGAGCAGACGTCGATACGCCAAGTCTTCCTCGTTTGAGAGGTGACTGGTGGAGGACAGATAGTCCCCGACATGGAACTGGTAGTAATGCATGAACACCTCTAGCTCCACCTCTGAAGGAAACCGACGGCAGGCGGAGGTGTGACGCTTTTCGGGGAGGTAGCTACTCCTGCCCCTAGCCGGGTTTCGCAACACTTTAAGCCAACTCTGCCGGTTGCTGCAACTTTTTCTTGCCTACTCTTCCGGCCGCAGCGTTCTTGATCGACCTATCGTGGCGCTTCTCAATGTCGAACTGCCACTCGATGTGGACCCACTGATTGTGCTCGTTCAACAGGAAGAACCTCACAAGAACCGGGATGATGCAGTCCCAGTCCAGGCCTATCACCCTGCAAAGCTCTGCCTCATCGTTAGGCAGCGGCCCCTCCTCCTGATAGTACACATCCATCAGCCTGCGGTAGGCGAGATCCTCAGCATCAGGCAGACCGTAGGTCTCAATCTGATACGCCTTGAAATCAAACTTGTACCAGTTCATGGGGCACCAAAGATGTCTGGACGAAGTTCCATCCGATCCACCGCACCTTCAGTGACTTGATGGATAGCGGTAGCCAGAGCCGGGGAACAAGGGACTCGTCCGTTGACTAGCAGGGACATCCAAGTCTCACTCACGCCGATTGTCCGAGCCAGCTTCTGCTGAGACCCTCGGCCTTGAGACTTCAACCATTCACGCAGGGACATAGAACCTCCAAAGTTTGATGTGATCTTACACAAGTGTCTGAGTGTTGTAAAGGGTATTGTATTGTTTCGTTAAACGCACTATGATCTGGGCACTTTGAAGGAGCGAAGGCAATGACGTTAGACGAAGAAATCAGCGAAATGATGCAAGACCTCCGGAAGAGACTGTCCGAAGCACTTGATCGGGCAGAAGCTGGTGAAGCTACAGCGCAAGACTGGATGCTGATCCGTAGACAACTTGGACTTTAAGGAAACATCATGGGACTCACAGCAAAAGCCTCTAGCGAATCATCATCATTCAAGCCTGTCCCCGCAGGCATGCACCTTGCCCGGTGCTATCGCATCATCGATCTCGGGACTCAGACCACTGAGTGGCGGGGGAAGGAAAAGAAGAACTACAAGATCATGATGCTGTGGGAAGTCCACGGCGAAGACGATCACGGGGCGGCTCTGGTCACTGACCGCAACGAGCCGATGAGCATCTCCAAGAACTACACGATGAGCTTGGGCGAGATATCCACCCTGCGGGCTGACCTGAAGTCTTGGCGTGGCCGTGACTTCACTGAAGAAGAACTCCGCGGATTCCAGTTGAAGAACGTCCTGGGCGCGTGGTGCATGCTGACTGTTGCACGCACGACTGGTAATGACGGCAAAGAGTATTCCAACGTCATGAGCGTCAACCCCGTACCTGCATCGATCAAGAAGGCCGGTCTTCCTGACGGGTTCAATGAGTTGGCAGTCTTTGATCTGGACAGCCCTGACATGGCGCTGTTCGATACCTTCAGCGAGAAGCTCAAGGCAAAGATTCAAAACTCTCCTGAGTGGAAGGCTAAGGGCTCTGCATCGGAACAGTATCAGAAGCAGCAGAACGCCTCTGCATTCTCGGACGATGACGAGAATTCGATCCCGTTTTGAGTTAACCAAACAATAAATAGGAGAAGCGAATGAGTTTTAACTTTCTGCACTTAGAGATCATTCGCTGGGCGGAAGCCCGGCAGATCATCCCCAACTCAACCCCCCAGGCTCAACTGTTGAAGACGATGGAAGAGCTTGGAGAACTCGTAGGCGCAGTAGTCCGCGGCAACCGGGCTGGCGCTATCGATGGGTTCGGGGATGTTCTGGTTACGTTGATCATTGCCTCAGACTTGATGGACATTGACCTTCTGAAGGCCCTTGAGTCTTCTTACAACGAGATCAAAGACCGCAAGGGCACCATGATGCCTAACGGTGTCTTTGTGAAGGAGGACAAATGAACGCTTGGGCCAAGATCAAGGCGTTGTTCCAACCGCCTTCTGCTGAAGTGCTGGCTGCGCAAGAGTACGACCATGCCCGCAGAGCCCTTCTAGAGGCTCACAGCGCCCGCGAATACGCTGAGGCAATGGTGACGTACCACCAGAACCGCATCGAACGTCTGAAGGCCACGTTGGCTGGGGAGGGAGCATGAAAGAAGAAACCTACATCTTTGACGACGGCACCGAGCCGACCGTCCGCCGCATGCCCAAGGGGTGTGACCAACAAGGCCGGTATCCCGAGGCCGCTGAGGCGGCGACCGAGATCGGTCAGGACGAGCCCAATTTTTACGGGCGAGAGTTCTGGAAGTCGGAGGTCATCGACGCTCTGATTTTCGCCATCGGCTTGGTGGCGTGCGCTGGCGCTGTGGTGCTGGTGTTTGGTGGGGGTGCGGCATGAAACAGAAGTACGAAGGCCAAGGACTTGAGCGGTTTTTGCGCACCCTGATTACCTTCGCCATCGTCGGCATGGTGTCGGTGCTGGGGTGGACTGTTTACTCGATTTGGGGGGCCGTGACATGTCCGACCTGAGAGACGCTGCGCGTCAGGCGCTGGAGGCGTTGAAACTTGCCATCGGCGTGTTGTCTGATGAGGACGAAACTGAGAGCAATGCGGTGCGGGCGTCTATCAAGGCTCTCAAAGCTGCGCTGGAGCAGCCGGATCAGGCCGAGCCGGTGGATGCAGAAGCCGCGCTACGGTTCGCACTGGCCCAGCGAGATTGGGCATTCAAACAATTGCAGGCGCAACCGGACCGCCGCGAGTGGCGAGGGTTGACGGAGGAAGAGATTGCCAAGTGCTGGCACGACACGCCCGGTCAGCAGGGCGGATGGAATCTGGCGTTCACCCGCGCCATCGAGGCCGCTTTAAGGAGCAAGAACCATGAGTGAACAACCCGAAGCCCTGCGGTTGGCTGATCAGCTGATAGCGTATCTGGGCGGGAATACGGCAGCGCAAGCCGCCGCCGAACTGCGCCGCCTGCACGCCCTGAACGGGGAACTGCTGGAGGCGTTGAAGCAAGCATTTGAAGAATGCATTTGGCCGAATGAGCGGTTATCCGATGTGCATGACAAAGCCCGCGCCGCCATCGCACGGGCGGAGGGGAAGGTATGACCCGCGACGACATCATCAATCTGGCACGCCAGCACGGCAAGCCCGTACAGGAGCAGAACGCCGAAGTCGAATACCTGTTCACGCTTGAGGGCGTCAACGCGCTGCTCGCTGCCGAGCGCGAGGCGTGTGCGAAGGTGGTAGAGCACTACCGCAGCGACTGGGACATGGCGGACACTATCCGCGCAAGGGGGCAGGAAGCATGAAAGTCACACTTGAATTCAACCTGCCGGAAGAGAAGCAAGAATCAGAACTAGCTATGAACGCCGGAGAACTGTACTCCACGCTCAATCAAGTGAATCACATTCTGAGGGCTTGCCTCAAGCACGATGGTGATGCGAGAGACGCAGCCACTGGATGCCGCTCTTTGATCTCTGATGTTCTCGGGAGGTTTGAATGAACCTCACTGATTGGTTCCCTGGCTCAGCCAAGCCCGTTCGCAGGGGCGTGTACCAGCGGCAGTACCCACACTTCTCCAAGACAACCGTACCCCAGTATTGCTATTGGAACGGCAAAAGATGGGGCATGGGTGAGCATTCCGTAGAACAGGCCATGCGGCATGAGGATGCGTTCATGGTCGCACCCCGTCAATGTCTTCCTTGGAGAGGAGTTCTGAAGTGAAGTACAAGAACTTGGAGTTCTGCCAGAAGGATGGACGAGATCCAGAGATTATCTGCTGGGTTAAGCAAGAAGGCCGTGATCCGTTTTGCTACACCGTTCTTTGGTGGAGGCGAGGTAAAGAAGGGTGGCACATTGAGTTCGTAGATGCCCGCCCGCTTGAGCAGGAAAGAGAAGACATCTGGAACCTGATGAAGTACGGCCAGTCCGTCTTGGATGCCATGTTTGAACTGGAGCAAGCATGATCAGCAGCAACATCTACAAGTACAAGCCGCAAGACTTTGCACGCTGTGAGAGCAATCCTTCGCTTGATCAATGTAAGAAGTGCGGCAGAAACGTACACATGAATCCTGTGCACCCCGACAGCGTATGGCAGACATGGATAGGACCGTGGACAGGTCACGGGCCTTGCCCTAATGGAGATTTCATGGAGATCAAGAATGCTGACAGCTAAAGAGACGTCTCAAACAGGCCACTGGTATTCCAGAAACGGAGAACCTACCTACACAATCTTGGGGAAGAACGGGAAGATCCGCAACACAACGCTCAGAGACGCTAGGGAATTCAACCTCGTCCCCAGTGTCACCACGATCCTGAACGTGGCTGCAAAGCCTGCTCTGACGAAGTGGTTGCAGACTCAGGTTCTGCTGGCTGCGCTGACTCTTCCGAAGATCGACAACGAGTCAGAGGACGACTACATCGAGCGAATCCTTGAGGACTCCAAAGCTCAAGGTCGCGCAGCAGCAGATGCAGGCACTGACATCCACGCCTCGATACAGGGCTTCTACGAGGGTCAGGGGCATGGCAGGCATGAACCCCATGTCATCGCCTGTAAAGAGGCTCTAGAGGGCTTCTACGGCCCCCAGGAGTGGGTTGCTGAAAGATCCTTCGCCCATGAACTTGGGTACGGCGGGAAGGTTGACCTTCATGCCTCCAACATCGTGGTTGATGTGAAGACCAAAGACTTCACTGATCCCGCGAAAGTGGATGCTTACGAGGAGAATTTGATGCAGCTATCGGCCTATCGTGTAGGTCTTGGCATGCCTGACGCAAGATGCGCAAACATCTTCGTGTCTAGGTCCGTCCCAGGCTTGGTAACGATGCGTCATTGGACGCAAGAAGAACTACAAAAGGGGTTCTTGATGTTCACCAAACTTTTGGAATTCTGGCAACTGAGGAGTGACTACAAGTGAAACAAGTATCCGCATTCGCTACTGCAGACGGCAAACTGTTTGAGTCTGCAGAGCAAGCTCATAGGCATGAGTTCATGCTGGCCCGAGAAGACACGGTCAACGAATTCATCACAAGTCAGTCGAACAACTACAAGTCGATTGCTCAACGGGCCATCGTCAAGAACACCATCCTCAACTGGGAACTCTGGAAGATTCGCAATGACATTGAGTGACGACCTCATCAAACAAATCTACTTCTACACAGACTCTTTGAACCCCAAGGGGCCGGTAGGAGAAGTAGACATCCTAGATTTCGGCCGCAAGATCGAGGCGGTGTGCAGGATTCAGCACGCAAAAGAAGAACATACTCGCTGCGTAGAAATCGTCTCGCACATGAATAAGGAAGTCGCCAAAGCTCTGGAGAATCAGCGCCCATAAAAAACCCCCACCCCGGTGAAAGGGTGGGGGAACATACCGCTAAATTGGCAACTGCGGTAATTCAGGCGGGAGACGCAGCCTGAATTCTTTACGGGCGGGACATCCTGAATGATGGCCGCGAAGCCTCTACCATCTCTTGGTAAGTGGCTTCCGGCATCTTTGGTGCTTCCCGCATTTTCCGACGACCGGCCGCAATCAGCGGAGGAATGGTCGCCATCGGAATTCCTACTGGTGCCGTAGCAGGGTGAAGGGAAAGCCCAGTACCCAAAGTACCAATCCCACGAAGAGCGATATCAGCATAGTCTGGTCTTTCCTTGGCAAGCTCTTCCTGAATAGCGCCTACGTCTGTACCCATGCTGTAGCCAGCAAGAGGATAGGAAAGCACCGGCAGTGCTCTTGCTACTCCACCAATGGCACTGGATGCTTTAGTGCCTGTCTCAGCCATCTTGCGGAATAGCTGGGTCACTTCTTCCAGAGCCCCTGCAGGCTTAGGCGTTGTGGGAATAGGCTGAGTAGGAGGCAGCGGTCTTACAGGGCCACCTTGAGGCTGAACGTACTGTGCCCGCGGACCTCCACCGACAGAAGGCTCAGGCGTCATCAAGCCCCCATACCTAGGGTTCTCAATGAACCTGTCGCTGGGGAACCTCTCTGACAGCAGGTTCATCGCTTCTCGCCGTTGCGTAGTCAGATCATGAACCCCGCCAGCCTGCTTGGTCATGTCCGTGGCACGCTGCGCCTCGATGTCCGTCAGACCAAACGCCTTTCCATAGTTCTGTACCGCAGAACCACCAGCAGGAGGACGGAGAGGAGCACCACCAGCAGGCTGATTCACCGGAGCACCACTCGGACCCAGAATGCTCGGGGCAGCAACAGGAGGAGCGACAGGAGGAGCAGCGGGCCTTGCCGCGGCAGGCGCTGTCCTAGCAACACCCTGCGCAGCACCCTGAGCGCCCTTCTCCAGAATTGATGCCGGCCCCATCTTGCGGGATTCAAGCACTCCAGCAAGGAGGCCTGCCCCAGCACCAGCAACACCTGGGCTCATGGCCTCAAGCTCTTGCTTCGCCATCCCCTTGAGTTCATCCACCTTGCTAGGAAGAGCTTCTGGAGCAGGTTCTTCAGCAGGCTCAGGTTTGGCGTCAATCTCTCGCCCCGGCAGCTTGCCAGTCTTCTTGGCTTGATACTCTAAGTAAGCAAGTTTCTGCTTCGCCTCTTCGCTCAGGCCCTCTGGTGCCATGAACTCGATTCGCGTGCCGTCTGGAGCCGTAGCTCGATAAAGTTTGTTTGCCATGTTTCAGACCTTAATCAAACTTGAACTTAGGCTGTTGCCCTGGCTTTCCAGGCGTTCCAGGCATCGAGGGAACAGGCATAGTCTCTAGCAACTTAGCCAGCTTGGCATCGTAGTCAGATACCAGCTTGTCGTACTCGTCAGACCTCTTGAACTCGCTGACGCTGCGGTATCTGTCTTTGGATTCTTCCCAAAGTCTGGCAATTTGCCTTTCAACCTGACCCCGCGCAATCAGTGCTTTTGCTTTCATCTGCAATGTTGCAGGCGTGTCTTCACTTGTCATTGCAGTAGCAGCAAACAGCCTGCGCTCAAAGTCAGACACTTGGCCTTGACCCTTAGCCAGTTGTGATGCTTCTAGCTGAGACTGAGCAAACAGCATCGCCCCGTACTGATACCGAGCGATCTCTTGAGGAGTCAGCTTCATGTTCCGCAAGACATCCTGAATCACTGGAATACCAATAGAGTAGTCTCCTACCCTTGCTGCGTTCTCAGCTATCTTTGCAAGCTGAGAAGTCCAACTTGGGTTGTTCAAGATACCAAACATCCGCGATGCAGCAGGATCTTCAGCAAGCGTTAGGACTTGATTGCCTACCCTGATTCTTTCTCCTGCCTGATTTCCACGGGTGATAATCTCTTTTCGCAGTTCCGTCTCTGTCTTGGCTTCGTCTTCCGCAATGATCTTGCCGCGCCCGCGCTCCTGCTCAAGCTCTTCCGCAGAAGCGATTCGTGACGTACCTGTAGGACCCTTGACTATGCGGTCTGCAAGACTCTTGTAGCCTGCAGCATCACCAGAACGCTCAAGCGCTGCAAGGCGCATGGCGTCTTCTTGCGATACCGGATAAGTCCCTGAATAGCCACGAATCTGGATGTTGACTTGCTCGGCTTTCGGGACAGGGAAAGCTCTTCCTGCACCGTAGTCGAAGACATAGCCCTCTTTTGTCTCACGCTGCTTGCGTGAGTAGTCATCCCACTCCTTTAGCGCCTGCCCAAGAGGTTTGCCTTCCATCTGAGCATTACGCAAGAACTGCTCTCTGGTCATTGACAGAGGCATCGGGGGAGCTATCTGAAACCCTTGCGGTTCGGCAGCAGCAGGAGGAGCGCCAGGAGGAACTGCCCCAGCGGGCGCAGCAGGAGCACCACCGGGAGCACCAGCGGGAGAAGCAGCGCTAGGAGCATTTAGTCCAGGCTTGAGAGCTTGCTCATACGCCTGCGACATCTGTTTCTGACGCTCAAGCTGCATGCCTTGCTGGGCAAGACTCAACTGAGCTTGGGCAAGCGCCTGATCTTCCTTAGCCCGCGTCTCTTCTGCGCCCCGCAGCTTCCCCGCGGCCATCCCCAGAGACTCTCCGAATCCACCAGTACGGGTAGGGGCCAAGAAGCCTTCAGCCATCGCAAGCAGAGCAGGATCAAACATCCTGTTCTTTCTCGCATCCAGCGACTGCATCACCCGATCAAGAGCCTCTTGGTACTTCCTTTGAGACTCTTCATCAGGAGCGTAGATTGCTTTATCAGCCATGTTTGCCTCTTATCAATCGCCGGGTTCGCCGTAATCGTACACAGGGTTGGATGTGTCCGGAGGCGTATAAATATCTCTTCCTCGACTTGGGTCGCTATATGCTCTCGTAATCAACTCTGCGGTTTCTTGTGGCGTAGCGGTTCCACTTGTAATCTTTGACCACAGTGACTGCAGTCGATCACCAGCAGTACCAGCGGTAGCAGAACCAAGCACACCCAGCAATCCAGTTGCAGTGGCAAGCGGAGACGTTTGATATGCACCAGCCTCCGGTCCAACAAACTTCTGCACGTTAGAGATGGGGACTTGATAGCCCCGCATCAAACCGGCCACGTTGGCAGCTTGAGTCAATGGGTAATCAAGCATGCTCTGCTGGTACTTCTGACGCTCTGCTCCTGCCTTCGTCATGGCTTGAGCACCCGTCAACCCGAGTTCTTGCTCTTTGCCAGCAATCTCCGATTGAGCCCTCGATGCGGCAGTCTGACCCGTCATCTCATCGATTGCAGCCTTCAGAGCACCTTCGTATCCCTTCGAGAGAGCACCGTACTGCTGGCCCGTCAGGTTAGATTGAACATCCGCCATCGACTGCCCTAGGGCTCCAGCGTAGCGCTGACTGCCAAGACCACCAGAACCTACAAAACCAGCTTTCAGGGAGGGGAGCAAGTTACGTTGGACGTTCTGCTGGCTCAACCTCGCCATCTCATCCACCACATTTGTGGTGTACGGATTCATCAACGCAGAGATACGCTCAGGAGTAATGCCTTGCGCAGCAGATGCAGCAGTCTGCCCCGCAGCAGTCAGCCCAGGCTGATACGCTTTGGCAGCGTCTGGGATGGCTCCATACCCTTGAGTCTGCAGAGGATCATATGCAGCGATCCCTTGCTCTGGAGTTCTACCAAGAGCCGACTGCCCCGTCTGGGACAGTTGCGTCAGGTAGTTGGTGTAGTAATCCGGCGCCGTCTGGGTGGTCGTCGTCGTCTTGGTGATATCCGGCAGCGGAGCGCCTTGGGTGATACTCATGTTTAACCCCTAGCAGACTTTTGCTTGCTGGTCTTCTTGAGGTACTCAAGAGGCGACTTGGCAGGCGGTGGGAGATCCTTCGGACCAGACGACCTCGCGTGAGCACGGATGGAGTGCATCATGTCGTAGAGTTTATCTGATCCAGCCTTCGTTGATCCATTTCCTAATGCAGCAACTACGTCTGCAGGAAACACAAATTCACCATCGGCCAGCATCGCAGGAATGTCGTCAGACTGCCCATCCCCAGGACCAGTCACTGCATCCCCGTGGCGGAAGTCAACACGGGCCTTGCCTGAGTGGTGAACCACATTCAATCCACCCTTCGCGTACTTGCCGTATCGGGTTCCACCGCCAGAAGCAAACAGCGGAGTCGCAAGTCCACCAGCCTTGAATCCAAACGGACTCTGCTGCTCTTGTGACTTGTTCTCTCCATACGGATCGAGCAGAGCATCGATGCTGGTCTCTTTCCCGTATGCGTAGCGGTCAGGCTGAGTTTGTTGTTGCTGCTGCGGTGCCATAGTGGTTTGCTGCTGTGTAGATGGAGTGAAATCACCCTTCTCGACCTGCGAGAAGAATGCTGCCAAGGGGCCAAGGAACTTAGATTGCCCAGATGTTTGAAGCGGAGAGACAGTAGGCGCAGCTTGTGTTTTGGACGGACCCGCTGCAGGCTGCAGCATCTCCAAGCCAGTCTGACGCCGCTGCAGAGCTAGTCGTGCCGCCTTGTCTTTTTCTTCGTCAGCTATACGCTGACGCTCCATCTGCTGAAGCTGCCCAGTCAGATCCGTTTTCAGGCCAGAAATTTCGCCAAACAAACCAGTCGGCGCCCACCGGCTTCCGGGAGCAAACTCAGGAGGCTCACCACTACCCGTAGTCGCTCTATTGAGGAAGTCGTAATCAGACTGGTCGATCTTCCCGTCACGGTTAACGTCATACGTTAAGTCAGGGGCCGTTGTGACTTCACCCTTGATAACACTGTTGACGTAATCTAGATCGGCTTGGGTAACTGCTTGTGCAGGTTTGCCAAGCAACGTAGACGCCTCGTCAATCTGCTTCTGAAGCGCAGTTTGACCACTTGTGATTTGTCCAGAAAGTTGAGTCTTGGCCTCAGTGATCTGGCCTTGAAGATTCTGAGCAGTAGTGCCCAGTTGAGTAGCAACATCTCCAATAGCGCGAGACAGCGCCTGATCCCGAGACAGACCCTGAGCCTCATACTCCGAAGCCCTGGTATTGATCCTAGCCTCAGCATCAGACAGAGCCGTCCCCAGCCCTTCTAGGCCGGTCGTAATCTGTTGCCCTAATGCAGTCTGAGACGCCTCGATCTCTGCCCGCAGATCGGAAGCGGTAGCCCCAAGCTGGGACAGAATGTCAGCCCTGCTCGTACCAAGATCAGTTGCAACCTGAGTCAATCCGGCCTGGATCGCCTGATACCGAGTGAGACCCCGAGCTTCTGCTGCGGCAATCGCATCATTCAGGCGACTCTCGGTGGAGGTGATCTGCTGACCAAGTGTCTGTTGAGAGGCTTGGATCTCTGAGCTAAGAGCAGACTGCGTTTGACCAAGTTGAGTCAACAGATCCTGGCGAGTAGTTCCCAGGTCAGATGCGACTTGATCAAGACCAGACTGGATGGCCTGATCTCGCGTCATGCCACGCGCTTCTGCCGCGGCAATTGCTTGAGTCAGGCGCTGCTCAGTAGACTCAATCTGCTGGCCCAGAGCCGTCTGAGAAGCCTCGATCTCTCCACGAAGGGTAGATTCAGTCGTCCCAATCTGGCTGATCAAATCGGCCTTGGTCGTCCCAAGATCCGCAGCTACCGTGTTCAGCGCAGACTGCAGAGCTTGATCTCTGCTCATGCCACTGGCTTCCGCCGCGGCAATTGCGCTTTGCAGTCTTGACTCGACATCGCCCAGTTGCGATGTGAACTGCGACCTGAGAGCCTGCTCTGTGGTACCCAATTGAGTCAGCAGATCCGCCTTGGTAGTACCAAGATCAGAAGCCACAGAGTTGATTGCAGCAGTGATCGCTTGGTCACGGCTCATCCCCGCAGCTTCTGCGGCAGCAATGGCACTGGAGAGCCGCTGCTCTACATTGCCAATCTGCGTTTCAACGCCGCCCAACCCGGCTTGAAGCTCTTGCCTGAGAGTCTGTTCAGACTTGCCGATCTGACCTAGAAGGTCATTCTTCGTGACGCCCAGGTCAGAAGCTACTGAATCAATTGCCGCTGTCAGAGCCTGATCTCTGCTCAACCCAGAGGCTTCTGCGGCAGCTATGGCATCTTGCAGGCGCTTCTCTACGCCCGTCAATTCTTTTCTGACGCCACCAAGCTCAGTAGCAAATTGAGTGCGCAGCGTTTCTTCGCTCTTGCCAATCTGAGACAACAAGTCCGTCTTGGCAATTCCAAGATCGCCAGCTACTGCTTGGATCGCTGCATCTAGTGCAGCATCACCTTGCAATCCTGCCGCCTTGGCATCAGCAATAGCCTGAGTAAGCCGCGTCTCTACGCCGCCCAGTTCTTCCCTTACTCCGCCAAGTTCAGTTGCAAAGTCAGTACGAAGAGTTTGCTCCGTCTTCCCAATCTGACCAAGCAACGATTCTTTGGTAACACCAAGGTCAGCCGCAACTGACTGAATGGCTTGATTCAGCGCAGCATCACCAGCCAACCCTGAAGCCTTGGCCGCTGCAATTGCGTCCTGTAGGCGGGTTTCTACGTTCCCAATCTCAGTAGTGACAGCACCTAATTGGGTTGAGAAGTCAGTTCTAAGTTGTTCTTCTGTCTTGCCAATTTGACCCAGCAAGTCCTGCTTGGTAGTGCCAAGCTCCGAGGATACCGAGTTAATCGCAGCTTGAAGTGCCGCATCGCCTTGTAGCCCTGATGCTTTGGCTGCAGCAATAGCCGCAGTGAGTCTGGACTCAACATTGCCAAGCTCTGCAGTAACTCCACCCAGTTGCGTAGAGAACTCAGTCCGCAACGCAGCTTCAGTAGTACCAAGCTGAGACAGCAGGTTCTCGCGGGTAGTTCCAAGATCACCGGCAACGCTCTGAATTGCCGCCTGCAAAGCAGCATCACCCTGAAGCCCAGAAGCCTTAGCAGCATCAATGGCCGCGGTAAGTCGAGACTCGACGTTCCCAAGTTCAGCTTGAACCTGACCCAGTTGTGTAGAGAAGTCTGTCCTGAGTTGCGTCTCAGTCTTCCCAAGCTGGCCCAACAGGGCTTCCTTGGTGGTCCCCAATTCAGAGGACACAGAGTTGATCGCCGCTTGCAGTGCAGCATCACCTTGCAGGCCAGACGCCTTGGCGGCATCAATTGCAGCACTCAGTCGTGTCTCTACATTGCCGAGTTCAGTAGTTACAGCACCCAGTTGCGTAGCAAAGTCGGACCTGAGTTGAGTTTCGGTCTTCCCGATCTGCCCCAGCAGAGCTTCTCTGGTCGTTCCGAGATCGCCAGCAACAGACTCAATAGCCGCATTCAGCGCAGCATCTCCAGCAAGCCCGCTTGTCTTAGCTGCCTCGATGGCAGTATTCAGCCTTATCTCTACGTTGCCAAGTTCGGTAGTAACCGCGCCGAGTTGAGTAGAGAAGTCACTACGCAACTGCGCTTCTGTTTTACCGATTTGGCCGAGCAATGCCTCCTTACTGGTGCCCAGATCCGCCGCAACTGCACTAATCGCAGATTGCAACGCAGCATCACTCGACATCCCTTGAGACTTCGCAGATTCAATAGCTGCGGTCAGTCGGCCTTCAACATTGCCAAGCTCTGTACTGATGGAACCCAGTTGCGTAGCGAATTCAGTACGCAGTTGGTTTTCAGTCTTTCCAATCTGGCCTAACAGAACCTCTCTGCTGGTCCCCAAATCAATCGCAACAGCGTCAATTGCGGACTGCAGGGCTACATCACCTTGCAGACCTTCGGCCTTAGCAGACTCAATAGCAGCAGTAAGCCTTGACTCCATTGCTGGATCAACGCCACCAGTAGCCAGTTGGTTAATCTTCTGCGCCAAAGAGTTATATCGCGCCGTATCAAGAGACTCTGCAGCCTTCCCGCTTAGGTCAGCCTCCAAGTATTTGCCGACCAGCGCCTGGACATCTGCCTCCGTGGGATCAGGCAATCCAAGCTGCCTATACGCTTCGCGCACTTCTTCAGCAGCAACCACCAACGGATCAGCAAAGCTCTCAACAGCAGTTTTGGTAGATGCTTCAATGGGATTCGCAGTTGTGGCAACGAAGCGATTGATCTCTTCTTGTGTGGGATTGGTGTACCCAACTGCCTCAAGCATCGCACGGGCTTCTGCCTCCGTGACCTGACGCTCACCCACATAAGTTTGAGTGCGTCCTCCAAGCTCAGACTCTGCATACTGACCAACAAACTGATCCGCCGCTTGTAATGCAAGTTCAGGCGTGTAGCCAGCAGCGATAAGACTATCAACCGCCTCTTGGCGCATCACAGCCAGCGGATCTGCAAACTGTCGCGTCAGTGTTTCAGCCTCCGATTGATCTCTTTGACCAATAAAGTCAGCCGCCTGCTCATCTGTCAGCGTGACGCCCTGCTGCGCTGCAGCAGCCTTGACTTCTTGAATATCGATGTAGTTGCGGTCTACGTAGTTAGATACCGCTGCAACCAAATCTGCTTCGCTCTTGACCCCAGCGAATGACTCAATGGTCTGCGTGTCAGGATTGAAGTAGCCATACTGCTTAAACGCATCAGCGGCTTCTTTGGTCGTGACGGCAGCATCATCAAACTTGACATCAACCGCAGTCGCAAGATCGGAACCTTGAAGACCAAGGCTCTGCAAGTTCTGCGTTAGCGTTTGCGCGTCAGGCGATTGCGTGACAGACAAGGCAATATTGCCAATGTCTGCGTTGTCGTAGCCAGTGCCAGCAAGGTTATCAAGATTGGTCTTGTAGGCCGTCAGGCTGAAGTTGGGGTCCGCAGTGGCAACATCAGCCACGCGGCTGAGATCGCTTAGCGATACCTGAGCATCGCCAACCTTCGCCGTGATGGCATCAAAGTTAAACGATCCCGGCTGGATCTGTTTAACTCCGCTCAGATACTCACTGAGGGTGACAACATTGCCGTTTACATCACGGGCAACGGGCAGGTTTTGGCTGATCGCACTCGGTGCCATCAAGCCGCTGGCAACACCCATCTCCAAGATGCCGCCAATTGCTCCGGCGTTACGAGACTGCTGCCAGTCCACTTGGCCGAAGGAGTTGTACTGCATGGAAGCGTTCTCAACGAACTCGCTTCCCCAGCCCTCGGCGTACTGCTTGGCTGCCATACCAGCAAACTGAGGGGCGGTGATCTTGCCCACATCCCCCATGAACGTCTTGACCAAAGACGCATCTGCGACACCAGATAACAAGCCAGCAGCCAGCGCACCTTGAGCGCCCGCCTTCCAGCCTTGTGTCATTGCTTGGTCGTGCGTTCCACCTTGCTTGCGGATGTTGTCGTAGGTCTCGCCAAAGTTGGCACCAAAAGACTCTGCGCCGTTTAAGAAGACGTTGGTTCCAGTTGCTGTTGCGTATGCAAGACCCTTACCTGCGACACCCAAAGCCAGACGGCCCATGCCGCCAGATGCAAGCAAAAGAGGTATTTCCTGTACGCCCTCTTTGCCCAGCATGGTCAAAGCGCCAGCAGGGTTATCGGCAATAGCCTTAACTGTTGCGCCTAGCGTGCCCCAAACACCCTTTGCGTCCGAGATGGATTTGAGGATGTTTTCTTCTTGCTGCTTGGTGCCGGCAGATTGGATGCTTGATCCGTACTCTGATACCTTTTTTGCAGCTTGTGCCGCAGCGTTGTCCCTGCTTACAAGCCCAGTAGCAAAAGCCGCATCACTGAATATCTTGACCAGTTCTCCAGTACCTTGCAATGTCACAGACACCGCATCTACCAATCCTTGCTTCTGTCCAGTTGTCAGGCCGCTGGACTTAATAAAGTCCACAAGGTACTTGGAAGTGTCGATGATTGACTCACCAACACCAGATGTTTTTGGATCAAGTTTTGACGCCGTCTCCAAGTACAACAAAGGATCAGCAGACCTTGGATCTTCGGGTGACAACTGTTGAATCTGCCGCGCAAGATCCAAGTCTTCAAATATTCCCTTAAGAACCCCCTCTGTTTTATCGTTAATGACGTAAGCAATACTGCCATCAGACAAAACTATTTGTGATGCCGAATTGTCTTCAAGAGCCTCTTTGGCTGTTGCAAGTCTTACGCCAGAAAATCCTTTGATTTCATCCAAAGCACTCTGAGATAGATCTGCTTTGTTTTCGTCAACTATGGCAGTGCCGCGAATGTCCACTCTAAACGGCCCACCAGCCTGTGCATCTCGCACCTCTTGTGCGCTGCGCGTGTTGTTGTTCAGGAAGTCTTGAGCAGATGCCGCCTTGATCTGGCTGACATCATTGCCGTAAACAGCATGGACGCCTGCACGAATCTGTGCGATCTGATCTTGCGACAGGTCGGCCATCGACAGACCATTGGCTTCGACTACGCGCTGGATCAGCTTGGCCGTCTCTTGTTGAAGCCTTCCATCAAAAGCCGCAGCAAGGTTACTGTCATTGACTAAATAAGGCTTGTTGTTGAAGATGTAATTGTTGTAACCCGCAGCCTTAGCAGCAGCCTCTGTGGCCGCTTGGTTCATTGCTGGATCGCCTTCATAGGTCACCGCACGAACGTCTGCCAACCGCTGAGCATATGTCTCGGCAGTTGCCTCAGAACCGCGCATCATCATCTGAAGATGATCTGCCGTGAGATCCTTTTCAGACAATCCAGCTTTCTTCCAGAGGTCTACAGCCTCTTGGCCGTCAGTGCTGTTTTTGTCGGCAACAAACTCGTTGTACTTGCCAGCGATGATGTTCTTGGTGTCGGCCTCTGATCGACCCAGCAAGTCCACCATCTCATCATTGGTCAGCGCTATCTGGCCCTTGCCAATGTCTCGCAAGAACTGATCAAGCTCATCAGAACTAACATTACCCCTGTCGTAGGCGATATTGCCAACCTCAGTTCTTGCTGAAGACTCAGACAGGCCAATAAGGCCCATGAGTTCAGCCTCAGTGGGCTCTGTGCCTACGTTTTGCCGCCAGAACTGCCGAGCTTCTGCCTCCGTCGTGTACAGCGCATTGGCGGCTGCAGTCGGATTCTGGCTGTTAAACAGGTAGTCAAGAGCGCTCTGATTGAGCGTTCCGCCTTGACCTTCCAAGACATTAGCCGCTTGCGTGAGCTTAGTGATCCTGTCTTGGGCCTGCATCTCGTTCAAGCCCAGAAGACTATTCTTCTGTTCTTGCGTCAGCGGCAGACGATTGCCTGCGGTGCCCTGGATGATTTGATCAAGCTCTGCAGCGTCAGTCTTGTCCTTGTCGTAAATAAAACTAGCGGCTTGCTGCTCTGACAAGCCAACCATTTGACCAAGCTCAGCCTCTGTAGGCTCGGTGCCAAACGATGATCTCCAGAATGCCCGCGCCTCATCAAGACTTGTGGCAAGCGTGTCTACATATCTGGCCGGATCACTTTGCCGCAGGACTTCACTTAATTGGGAATCAGAAAGCTGCTGACCACCAGTGTCTTGGCTGTAGGCGCTTTGCGCGTTGCGAATGACAGAAGACTTTTGGTCTTGTACTACTTGGGCTGCAGCCGCCTCATCTCTTCCCGTGATCTGCTGTATTTCGCTGCTTGTTGGCTGCCTGCCAAAAGCCTGCTCAAACAATGCAGTGGCTTCCTGACTGGAGGTACCTGCGCGATCTACGTTCCCAACCAAGTCACCATTGGTCGCATACTGAGCAAGCTCATCATCCGTAGGATCTCTGCCTGTTTGCTCCTTAAACAAAGATTTTGCTGTGGCCGTATCTTCTATGCCTTTTAGAGCAAGCGCAGCGTTCTTCGTTTCTTGTACTTGAAACTCTTGAACTGCCTTATCTAAATTGTCAGCACTTGTTTTGTACTGACCAACATACTGCTCGTATTGGTTTTTAAGCCCATCTAAAGTGCTGCTATACGAATTAAAAGTCCCAATGTTTTGGTTATAAAACTCGTTGTATGACTCAATAATTCTATTAGCGTTATTTGCCTTATTATTTAAGTCATTTAACTTCTCTTCCGCCAAACTATATGCAAACTCCCATTGTTCGCCTCCGGGGCGCAAAAACGTAGTATAGGAACCATTCTCATCACTATGGTTATAGAACTGATAGCCCTTTGATGTCAAATACGATTCGTCGTTTGACCAACCATAGTTGAAGACTTCATTTACCGCGTTATAAAGCCTTTTTGCGTCATCGTAGTCTGCTGTTGCGTTTTGAACGTCTGCATACCTATTGTTTATATCCTTAGCAAGATTGTTGTACGCATCAACATAATTTTGTTGTTGCGCCAAATTGCTGTCAATTTGATCCTTTACATTTTTAACATTGTCGGCTTCTGCTTTTACTTGTGCGCTGTAATCTTTGACGCCGTCTTTGATGTAATTAAGGCCAATGCCTGCGAATGACGTAAGAGCACTTTGCGTAAACGCATCCTTAGCGGAGCCTCCAAGGATGCCTGTGGCAATAGCTGTCTTTGTCGCCCGCTGGAAAGCGTCTCCAATCTGAGAGCCAGTGGGCTTGCTCAGAATGTCAATGTCTTTTGTGAACTCGCCTACAGCAGTGTTGACACCAGCGCTAAGTCCAGCCGTCAAGCCACCTTTGATCAATGCTTCAATTGGATCACGCCCACTCAACAGGGCAGATGTACCGCTGCTGATAGCGCCTGCAGCAGCGCCACCCAAGACATTGCCCATGATGACGGCGGTCTTACCACCTACACCTGAAGCAATAGCGTTAAACGCTACATCGCTTGCGATGGAGCTTGCAATTCCGCTTCCTACGCCAGCAGTGATACCTCCAAGAACGGCTGACTTCAGAACATCACTGACACTCCCGCCTTGAACAGCGGTGATGCCACCCGCAATGACAGCAGTGCCAATAGCAGTAGCGGCAACAGTGCTTACGGCACTGCCAACAATTGCCGCGCCAATCGCTCCACCGATTGTGGCGGTTAGGCCAGTTGCCGCAGCCGCCCCAAGAAGTAGTGCTGCTGGCATTTACAACTCCACCACGTAAACGTTCATCATTTGGCCCTGGACTTCAGACTGGTACTCTTGGATCTCAAGGTCAACCATTTTTGCCAGCTTGGAGAATTTCTTGTCGGGAGTGTAGGTGTAGGCCACTTTGACTCCGATGCCCTTGAGGTAGTTTGTAAGGTCCACAAAGTTCTTTGCCATGTCGCGTGGACGCTTTTCATCGCCCATCGTGTGAACCTCGACCAGTTCTTTACCACGCACAAGCACAAGGAAAAGCACATTCCCAAGATGAACTAGCTTGGCACTCTCTTCTTGAACCAAGCCAGCCAAAGCCCCAAGCATTTGCTGGGCTTCTTCTTCTGTTTTGGTGACGCTACGGCAATACTCAGTGGCAATACGAAGGATTTCGTCTGCCTCTTTCTTGTCAATTTCTTGTGCCATTACGTCAGATTCCAGAAGTTGCAGACAAGATTGCCACTTGTTGCTTTAACTTATTGCGGGGTTGATAGCGCCAATCAGCGCCTGCGCCCAGTCATGCCAGTCATCGTAGTCATCGGTTCCTGGGATGGCTTCGTTAGTGAACACATCAATGGCCTTCAATCCATTGCCCCAGAGCTTCCAGTCCGTGTTCTGATTTGGGATCTCCAGATGATTGACAGCGTATTGCTCGGCCATCAGGCATGCCCAAGACTCAAAAGAGTGATACCTCGGATCATAGACAAGTGGAGAACTTCCCGCCACCCCTGTTGATGAGGGAGCAAGGCCAAACGTACCCACCAGCAACGGGGAAAACCCAATGCCAAATAAGGCGACTGACCTTGGAGTCATGTCAGCCTCGTCACTACAGTCGTGAATCCATTCGTCTCAATAGACTGAGACAGAGTGCCCACAAACCTACCGTTCTGGGTCACCTGCAACGTATCCGTCAGGGCATACAGAGCCGCAAGGTCTTCAATCATCTGACCAGGATCGTCCGTTGTGTAAGTCACCCCAGATACCGTCTTGACTGTCACAGTTCCGTTCCTGGCCTCTGTGATGGACTGAACAATATCATCCACAGCACGGAAGTTGGTGTTGACCGTCAAGGGCATCGAATCAAGACCATTGAGCTTGTAGATTTGCTGGAGCAGCCTAGCCTGGGCTCTGGTGATCGTGTACGTTCCAAGCTCTACCGCGGCACTGAAGAATTGGTTTGTGTTGACGTACAGCGGCGGCTGTAGATTGATCGGCCCAGGCGTGACCGTAGGCGAGTAGAAGACGTTGGTGTTGACCACCAACGGCGGAACCAGCCGCGTGTCAACAGTCGCAGCGTAGAACGTATTGGGGTTCGTGTAGAGCCCCGGATTCAGGAAGTTCTGAGCCGTGACAGACGCTAAGTAGAACGTCTGTGTGTTGTCGTACCTAGCAGGGTTGAGGCTGTACGTCCCTACAACTGTCGGCGTGTAGAACGTGTTGACGTTCGTGAACAGCGCAGGCAGAAGCTCATTCGCCGTCGAGATGCTGGGCGAATAGAACGTCTGTGTGTTCGTGTACAGCCCAGGCAGCAGCGTATTCTGTGTACTGACTGTTGCGCTATAGAACGTCTGCGAGTTGACTACAAGGCTCGGCAGCAAGGCATTTGCTGCATCAACCGTGGCGCTGTAGAAGGTCTGAGTATTCGTGACCAGCGACGGACTAAGGGTGTATGCGCCCCCAACTGTTGCTGAGTAGAAGGTGTTGGTGTTGGTGTAAAGAGCAGGCGCTAACGTGTTCTCTGAAAGAACAACGGGCGCGTAGAACGCATTACTGTTGTCATACCTTGCAGGCAGCAACTCATTGCTGGCTACTACTACCGCGGAGTAGAAAGTATTGGTGTTCGTGTACAGCGCCGGGAACAGATTCTGCGTCGGGCCAGTCTGTGTAATGGTCGCCGAGTAAAACGTCTGTGCGTTGTCGTATCTGCTTGGGCTTAAGTTGTAAACCGCAGAAACATTTGCTGCATAGAACTGATTGGTGTTGTCGTACCTTGCCGCAGACAAGGTGTTGGTTGCGTCAACAACAGGCGTATAGAACGCATTTGTGTTGTCGTACCGCGCAGGCGTCAGCGTATTGCTGGATGCAACTGTGGCTGAATAGAAGGTCTGTGTATTGGTGTAAAGAGACGGCGCTAAAGTGCTGACCGCAGAGACAACAGGCGTGTAGAAGGTATTGCTGTTGTCGTAGCGTACCGGAACCAGCGTATTGCTTGCGGCAACCGTCGCTGCGTCAAAAGTATTGACGTTGTCGTACCGCGCAATCTGTGTGAGGGTTTGCGCGGGAGGCCCCGCCCCGGCAGATTGGAGCAGGGTGAGCAGCATGCTTTACGCCAGCGTTTTAAGCTGGTCCAGCGTCAACTGAGTTTGAGCAATCTGCGAATCCAGCGACACAACTTGGTTCATGTCGCCAACGGACACCGCTGAAGCGCGGGCCGAATTCAGCGCTGCCAGTTTGTAACTGACCAGTTGAATTAGTTCTGCAATGCTCATACCAGCACCACGCATTCTTGTGCGATTGTGGAAAGATGCGACTGCAAGAACACAGTGTCGTAAGTGTCAGTGCCGTCAAGGGCGCAATAACACGCCACCCGATTCCCCAGCGCCGCAGTGCCTGACTGCAAGAAATCCGTAGGCGTAAATGCTGACAGGACGCGATTCTCTACGTCAAACCGATACATCTGGCTGATCTGCGAAGCCACGTACAGGTTCATGTAGAACATCCGGCCTTCGTTGTCAAACGGGCTGTAACACCCACCCGACCCCGTGGTTGGAAGCGCACCGGGGGAGCCGTCATAAACAATCGCACCCGTCCATGTGCCCGTGATCGCTCCTGCAATGTCCAGCACATCCAGCGTTGCCGCGCCGCCTCGGAAGAAGTAGCAGAACGACTGCCGACCGTACCTGTTTTGATCCGGTTCAATTCCCCATGAGGGTGCCCACATGCCGCCAGCAGCATTCGCAGCAGGAGCCACACCAAAGTACGCTGTGCTCCAGGCGTTGGCAACGATGTTGTTGGTGCCGTTGTTGATGGTTGCGTCGGTGTAGTTGTACGTGTACACCGTGGTCGTCGCCGTGCTGCGCAGCAGCATGAGATTCGGCAGTTCAATCACGAACTTTGCCGTGGCAGAAGGCGTCACCGTCCAGTTGGTGCCCAGCGTGTAAACCGGGCTCGGCCCTGCGGTGTGGCTGGCGATGATCCGCCGCTGCCCCACCGCCGTGACGTTGGTTGTGTCTTCAACAATCCGGATTTGGAAGTTGCGGTATTCGTTTGCCAGCACTACCGCATCGCCCAACGTGGCCTGACCCGTCAGCGTGCCTGCTGCCGTAGCTGTGGCGGTCAAGGCAAACCGCTGCACAACCCCAGTGTCGTAGTTGAAAGCCCCCTTGATCATCCCGTCGCCGGGAGAATTGTTATAAGGGACGTACTGCTCATCTAGCACCATCAGGCTTGAGTCCGTGCCGATGGTCGCGGGGAGGTTCGTGTTTCCCAGCGAGGCTAGGGTGTTGGTCGCCACTTCAAACGAGCGGAAAATTGTCGCCGCCAATGCGCCTGCCGACAGCATCATCACCCGACCTGCCACAATTTCGTAGCGTGAGCCAGTAGTGGGCGTAAAGCCGAAAGCTGACAAGACCGTGATCGTTGGCGTAGTGCCCCCGGTATTGCCCGTGATATACCGTTCAACAGTCTTGCCTGACCCGCCTGCCGCGTTGTCAATAATGCGCAGCTTGTAGCCATACTCACCCGAGCCGCCTCGGTTAGCAAGCATGTTCACACCCACAGCAGTAGGCAGTGCGGTGGTCAGCACTACAGAAGTCGTTGTGGATCCCGCAGCAATCGTGCCCACAAGACCAAACGAAGGAACAAACGCCGAGGCTGCCCCAGCACCGAACGTGCCGCCAAGACCGGGGTTCACTGCAAACGCAGACCCCTTCGTGATGATGTTGTAGCGGTTGAGAATTGCCGCTGATACCAACTGGTACACAAACGGGTTACGAGAGATGTCATTGCGCAGATCGCTACACACGTTGACCGCAGCAGCATGGGCAGTTGGCATGGGCGGAACTTGCCGCCACACCAGCGTGTCAATGACCTTCTTAAATGTGTTTGCCATTTAGGTAATCCTTGCGCGTACGCACTGCGCCCAGGCCGTGCGGTTGGTGTCGAGCACAGTCATACGGGCGTTGTACGTGTCAATGTTGTTCAAAGAGGTGACGGCAGTGACTGTGGTTACCGTACCCGACTCCACCAACACCGTGCCCCGCTGCCGCTGCAAACTCTTGTCGTACCCCATCGGGGCGTTCAAGTAGTTCAGCATCCGCACCAGCAGAAGCGCCATGCTCTGGCGCGTTTCCTCCGCTGCTGCGTCAGACACCGGCATCGGGTTTGCGTCAGAGACATCAACCGCCGTATTGTCCGCGCCAATACCAATTTTCACGCGCTGGTGCAGTACGCCGCCGATGTCGTCAGCAGCAATTACCGCACCAGAGCCTGGGGTATATCCTACGTTGTCAGCCATGGCCTACATTCTATGGTCAACGACAGTTTTAACACGGCTTAAAGTGCAAAAATGCCTGATGCGTTCCAAGTAACCGTGATATTGCCGCCGTTCGGAGTAACCGGCAGACCCGTCACACCAGTATCGATGTACGCCACCAGCGGTGATGTAGCGGCCGTTCCGGTGTCCACATAGATCACCAGCGCCTCAACACTGTTACCAGTCACAGCGGTGTAGGTCACATCGGCTCCGTCAAAGACGCCGTTGGTCACCGTCTTGGTGGCACCAATAGTTTGAGCAGTGCCCACAACACCAGTCAACGAAGTCAGGAACTGATCCGCCGCGTTGTAGGTGTACGTTCCCGTATCGACCAAGGCAACCTTGACCGTTCCAGACAGAAGGTCGGTGTTGGTGGCGGCACCAAGGATAACTTCCTTGTACTTCGGATAAATGGCGTTTGCCATGATTTACTCCTTCAGGGGATCAATAACCTCGGACGTCACCAATGTCAGCACTCAGGATGACTCGGCCTAGCTGATAGTCGCCATCAGCCACATTTGACACGAACTTCAACCGCAATTCACGGCGTTGTTCCTTCATGTCAATTTTGTTCGTATTAGGGGCAAATGTATAGGGGGCCGACTCAACATCTTGAGATTGTGCGTAGGGCCTGCCCGTCACAATCAAAGACATATCCCCATCTTGGATGAAGTCAGGCTCAACACGCTCAAGCCTCAACCAGTTGTTCTGACCAACCATTGCAGGCTCAGCAGGGCCACCAGACACCCAGCCAAGATCATTCGTCTCAAAGTAGCTCTCAATGGCCGTTACGTTCGTGCCATCAATCGCATTGACACCGATCTCATGCTGGTAGACCTTGATCAGATCAGGTCTGGTGCTGAACGTAGCAGTCACAGTTCCAGTACCGGTGGCCGCGGCAGACATCTGAATGCCCTGAGCGTAGAGAGCCGATACAGGAACCGCAAAGCCTGCTCCAGAGCCACCCAAGTTGGTGTTGCTGGCACTCAGCGAATCCCCAAGTTCATAACCAGCACCGGCATTGGTAACTGTCACAGCAGTCACGGCGCCACCGCTGACAGTAATCGTGGCAAGAGCATTTGCCCCACTGCCGCCAGTAAGAGGTACGTTCGTGTACGTTGCGTTAGGGTAGCCAGAGCCACCCGTAATGGCACCAAGAGTCTTGATGTTGCTTGCAGTGATAGCAATCACAGAAGCACCACTGACGATGTTAGTGCCATCAACCATCTGCCCCAGGGTCACATCTACGTTATAGGTGTCCAACAACAGCACATCACTGCCATTAGTAGTATCCACGCTAGATGTGCTCGACTCGACTTCTTCAGTTGTCTCCCAACTAGCAGACACTGGGAACGCAAACACCTGAGAGAAGTACCCCGCAGACCGTCTTGCGCCTAACGCCTGACCGGCGTCATACCAAGTGTTCTCGCGGATGTTGTAGATGATCGCGTCATTGCACTCAGTGGAGTCCCCCCTAGGGTAGAACCACCAAACTTCACCAAACCGAGGAACCTTGGTCACCCATACTTTTTGACGCTGCGAGTAGTTCAGGTTGTCAAAAAAGTAGTTCTGATTCAGGTCGTTAGGGATTTCCTTGACAACGCCGTTGTACAGCAGGAATCGATCCACACCACACCAGTAATACACGCCGTCGTACTCAATCGCAGACTGGCTGGACAAAATAGAAGACTGGCTTGAGACGATGTCGTATCGCCAATACTGAGCCGGAGTCCCCTGACCACCGATGTAGCTCACCTTGACAAGACTATCCAGGCTCCAGAACAAACCACTGGGAGAGTTAGAGCCACCTCGAACCGGAAGCCCCTGAACGAACTTTCCTGTAGCCACGTTAACTTCATTGGCATCCGCAGACACCCAGTCTTGAGCATTCCCCGCAGAGCAGTTCCTGATTAGCCCGCTGTTCCCGTAGACAAACACATACGGGTGCAGAGTCACAACACCACCAGAGACCTCAACATTGTTGTTAAACGTCAGGGTCACTGAACCAGAGGCAGTGGCATTGTTGGACAGCGTAACCGTCGTAGTGGAGACAGAAACAACAGTTGTGTTATCAGGTATGCCAGTTCCAGTAACAGACTGCCCTGCACCGATCAACAGATTAGTCGCCGCCAGAGTCACTGTAGGCAAACCACTTGATGTAGTTGCCGTGTCAGTAAACACGCCAATCTGAGACATCGTTAGACCATTGATGTCCCCAATCAGGACAGGAGTATTTATCGTTGAGTCCGTCGCCGCTAGGTTCTGCCCAGGATGCGCTACCAACGAAGCGTTGCCTGAGCCATCTACATCATAGAACCCGTCAAACTGCCACAGGTTTAATGAGCTTGCAGTGAAGTTGTTAAGAGTCAAGTTCGCAACACCAGCGCCAACACCGTTGTCGTCAATAACAAGCTGCTGCAGGCCCGATGCATGACCGCTGAAGATGTAGTTGAAGTTGTTCTGGGCATTGACCCAAATGCCCCTGGACGGACCTGTCAGTTGGTCCGAGATGACTCTATAGCCAGCAATCTTGCGAGGTCTTCCGCGCTGGAAACGAACCCAACGTCCATCGCTATAGAACTGCTTGTCAAAGACAGTTCCATCCCTCTGGATGCCAGATTTCGTATCTAGGGCAAAGACTTTTTGAGTCATTTAGAACACACCGCCTTGAACGCCGCCCGTAAAGTTTCCGGTGCCGGTAATCGACAAGCCTGTTGCAGTGAGCCCGAACCTCTTAGAACCAGTGATCGTGATGCCGAATTCACCAGAGCCTGGGCGATAAACACCCGTTGAGGTTTCGCTTGCAAAGTTCAGAGACGGAGCGCCAGCAGATCCGTTCGCCAAAGACAGCGCAGTTGCTCCAGCAGCAATCGTGGATGCATTCAACAGGTTTACAGAGTCGCACAGCAAGATCACCTGTTGACCAGCAGGAACCGTCGCAGTACCACCACCGGCAATTCCAGTAGTAAATGTGATCGTGTATCCAGAGCCGGTGCCATCAGTCTGATTCGTGAGGTAGTACACCTGAATCGTCTGCGGCACAGTAACAACTACGTTACCAGTCAGAGTGCCCGTGTACTTTTGAATCGGGTTTGACGCCTCTGCGGCACTCAATGTATACGATCCATTCGTAACAGCTTTTGTCAACTGAGTGAAGTTGAACTGCGTACTCTTGCCCAGGCCAACCGTAAAGAATGCAGTTCCTGAGCAGGCAACAATACATGAGTCTGTTGGCTGCAGATCAATTGAGGCCGCGCCGTTGATCAGGTTGCCACCAGAAGGGGCAATTGCCAGCGTCCCGGTTCCTCCATTCCTGACCAGAACGAACCAGTCATCGCCCAGAGTGGAGACTGAAGTCAGCGTCAGCGTTCCCGCTCCAGCAGTCCATACATAGGTGCTGGCTCGATCTGAAGACACCGCGGTGTAGTTTGATGAGAACGTATTGACCGGGAACGCAGCATTCAGCGTGTTGCTGATAGCCTTCAGCCCATACCCTGCAAGGGTGGCTGCATCAGCATTGGACGTTCCTACACCAAACGCAATGATCCCCCACGTTCCCGCGGTGGTGGCATTAGTCTTGATGTAGATGTACTTTGACTCACTCGCCGCGATAGAAACAATCGTGTTCCCGGCGTAGTCAGTGACAACGAAGGTGTTTGCGCCAATGTTGCGGATCAGGGCATCTTGACCAACAGACGCCTGATTGGCGGGCGGCATAGCCAGTTGCAGCGACCCAGCAGTCGCCGTAACGTCCATGATCCGCGCAGCATAGTTGTCTGTCGCGTTACCGTTGATCGGCCACGAAAGAGTCGTATTGGCCGACAGAGTGATGCTGCGATACGAGACATCCGTTGGCTGGATGACGTTCCCAGTGAATGGACTGTTGAAGCTCATCAGGAATCCTTCGCAACCGCTTGCCTGTCGCCAATCCTGAGCGTGTCTTCCGTCTTCAGGACATTGACGATTTGATCATATTGTGCCTGCCACATGCCCATTCTTTCGTCGTTCTTTAGGAACGGCATCGCCTGTAAGAGCGACCCATACAGCAGGGCTTGCGGAGCATATTGGGTGAACCAGTTTGACTGATTTGATGAGTCCAAGGGAGCTAGGCGCTCGTAGTACAGGACTTCATACACATAGTCATCTGCAGGCGTAGGCGCCACTAACCAGTGCGTGTAATCGTAGTCGCAGTAATACTTTGGAACATCTTCCTGTGCGGGATCAGGCCAATACTCACGCAAATACTCGTACTTGCGAAGCAGGACAGGTTGTCTTTGGCCGCCAACGGTGACGTTCATTGAGACAGTCTTGCGCCACCGAGCAGGCTTATCAATGGTGGCTTGACCCTCAACCATGTTTGAGGTTGCAACCGTCAGGTTCCCCAAGAACTTCAGGTCTGCCGCCAAGACTTGCTCGGCCAGCATGATGAAGGTCGGTATCTTGTCAATCGTGGCTTGGTCTGTGCGCTCTAGATAAGTCTCAATGTCAGCAGCCAAGCTGTCATACGTCATCACTGCTGCGACTGGCATATCACCACACCTTTTTCTTGATTGACTCGGGCTGAGACACGAACTGCTTACCCTGTTTCATCCCTTCCCGTTTCGCCCGAGAAGTGGCTCCGTACTCAGCAGGAGTCAGCTTTTCAATCTTGGCTTTGGGCAGATATCTTTCACCCGTAGCCTCTGAGCCTTGAGTAGAGGGCTTACCAGACTTGGTGCCCCATTCCTCTTTGGTCCACTTACTGAGGGAATTATCGGCCTTCTTCTGGCCTTTGTAACCGCCTCCAGAAGCCTTGTACTTCTGGGTGGCTAGTTGAGCCTTACGAGCGCTCCACTGCCCCGAAGAACCGCCTTTATCGGAGGCCTTGACAGAAGCAACGATGCGCTTCCATTTGCTGGGATCAGACTTGACAGCAGTGCTCATAGTTGCCCCAGCAGTGCCGCCTCTGCGGCTCTACGCTTGACCAGACCGGGCAGTACTTTGCCGCCACCGCGCACCCACAGGGCCAACTGCTCCTTGGCACCTTCCCAGTCCTGCTCGTCAATCTTACGCCGCAGGGTGCTGCCGCGATACCGGGCCACGCCAAGATTGTAAGCAAAGTCGGCCATAGCAC